ACGTTGAACTACAACAGTTTTATAGAACTACTAAAAAGAGGCAAAATGGACATCAGCGTACCTTTAATATCTGCGGATATTTACCACTTGACTTACATAGGTAATTCCGGCAGCTACATGATGTCCGCAGACCTTACCACCTCACAACTGACAGTAAAATTCAATGAACCCAACCCAGCAAACAGGGTCGCAAAAACAGAAAATATATGACAACCCAACACAATAAGAGTGTAGATGCCATACGGGCGATGGCACTACAAACGGGCGCTTGTAAAAAGATAAACCGCGTCCAAGACTTCCCCGAGCTAATCAAACTGATGTTTACCCCACAAGGGATCGAGTTCTGCCAGGATCACAACTTCCCCGCAGTCGAAGTGTTCAGGGAAAACCGAAGCAATCTTCAAGGATTGGAAGTATATGTCGACGCTGGCGACATCACGCTAAAGGGCAAAGAATATGTATGCCTGGTCGGTGATACGAAGGCCACTATCGAGGCTTCCGGGGCTAAATTCACACATACAATCATATTGATGCACGGCGCACGAGCCCAGATCAATGCAAAAGACTATGCCGTGCTGAATATCGTAAATATCAGCGGGGAGTATTCGGTAAATAAGGATGGAACTGTCGTTGTATTGTAAAATTTAAGGGGTTGCTAACAATATTGCAAGCATCCCCTTAAATATTTTACCAACTCTTTTCTACATCACTTTGACTGGCTGCATACTTAATTAAATACGAAGTTCTTCCTTGAGTAACTCGGACATAATATTTGTTTGGTCGAACATACCAGATATCCCCACCCGTACTTAAAAGTTTGCATCGGTCCATTAATGAACTGTTTATTTCTATCATTTTATTCGTATAAGTACCAATCTCTTCTGTTACCGCCAATATGCGTTTTAGAGTACGTGAGTATGCGTAGGTAATATAATAAATCCCATTCCCTGGTTGATACTTAATTAATGAAACATCGCTATCTATATTAGATGTATCCATACTAATTGGCTCTTCTTTGTGATAGCTGGAAATATCATTTATATTTGTAGCTTGTTCAAAATTCAGATACGGATCTATTACATAATTATTTACAGACTCAACATTTACAGTACAAGATGTGGATGCTCCCTTATAATTAATTGTTAATTGAGTCGTTCCAACATGAAGCGCAGATACCCTGCGTCCATAGCTTTGTACTACGAAGTCGTCTTCGGATTTAATATCGCAATCCGAAATATCAATATCAGTATTCACCAATTCTAATTGCACCTCTTCATTAACAATTAGATTATAATTTGTTTCTTTTAGTTCTAATTTAGGGGTAGAATCGTCGCCTTTGCTGCAACTAAAAAGCGACATTGCAGCAACAAATACAAATAGAATAGGTATTCTTTTCATATCAATAAAAATATTATTGGGTTAGTAACCCAAATTTACAATTTCACATTGGAATATCCAAGAAAAAAGGCGAGGAATGGTAAAAACCACTCGTCGCCTTTGTGTTTATAGGCTTGTAGTACCTTTATTCTCCCTCTTTTATACATTCGACGGCTACCCCAATTTGTCGCATACTATTAGCGCATTTATTCGCGGTATCCGTAAATTCTTTTAATGCCTTTATTGTATTAAATACATATATCTGGCCTTTATCGCGAACGAAGGCAACAAAGTCTTCTTTCTCCGCAAATAGTTCAACAACATCTACCCCGAGAGCGTCGGCAACTTTTTCAAGCGTACCGATTGTCGTATTTCCTGCAATAGCCTTTGCAAGCCCAACGGCCGTTATTCCAATTTTTTCTGCTAATTCTTTTTGAGTTATGCCTTTATCTCGGCAAATCTCTTTGATCCTAAATTTTGCCATAAACAATAAGTTTAATTTCCACACCAGTTGCAAAGATAGAATAATTTGCCATAAAATTATATAAACCAGATAAAAAATAATAATAAGTGTAATTTTCATACTTAAACATTTGGCAAATATTATAATTATTGTTATGTTTGCATTGAGAATAAAAAACAATAACTATAATAAATCATGAAAGCAACCTACAACAAAACGAAGATCATGCGCAATGCTTGGTATCTGAAAAAGGTGCAGCCGTCTATGTCGTTCTCAGCCAGCCTCAAGAAGGCTTGGCGCAACGAGAAGTTGGCGATGATGACAAGGCGTGTCGAGAACCGACCGATGGAGCAGCCGAAGGCCGCCGAATACCGCCCGCAGCTACTGGCAGTTCCTGCGGACTACTACGGAAACAGCAGAACGTACTACGGCGACTAACTCAAATAAAATACGACCATGAACGACATAATTGAATCAGCGGATCGTCTTGCAACCTTACTCGCAGAGCAAAACGCTTGTATAGAACGCATATTGGCAATACTGGACAAATAATCACAATTTAAATATCAATGCCTATGAAAACACCATCACTTCCGGGGACACCCGACTATCAACAACTCTACAACGAGGCCATGCAGTACAAGAAGGCTTATTTTGACCTTCTCGACCGTTACTGCGATATGGTTGACAAACACATCGCGGAAACTGACCGTGAGATCGCAGCATTTACTTCCACCTCACTCAAACGCCCTGTCGACCCCTTCATCCTTATGAAAATGGGCGGCAACTCTGATGTCGCACAATGTAAATAGCCGAGCCATGAAGAAAAAGAATTCAGAACCCGACTACAAAGCATTGTATGCACATGCTATGTTGCGGCTTAACGATTCCATGCGTGAAACGCTCCAACTGCGAAAGTACATCCACGCTCTTGAAACGGATGCGCTGAATGCTTATTTAAACAAGTCCAAGTATTTCCAATCGGCAACAACCAAATACTGTTAGTCATGAACAATCTGCAAATATTCAATAACGAGAGGTTCGGGCGCGTACGTATTATTATGTCCGACGAAAATAAGCCTATGTTTCTTGCGAATGATGTAGCGAGATCATTAGGATATATAGAATATCAAAAGGCAATACGCACCCATTGCAAAGGGGTGTCCGAAATGGACACCCCTACCGATGGCGGCATTCAAAGGGTGAAATACATCCCCGAATCCGACGTTTACCGTCTTGTCATGCGGTCGAAGCTCCCGCAGGCCGAACAGTTCCAGGACTGGGTATGCGATGAAGTTCTCCCCGCGATCCGCAAGACTGGCGGATATATGTCAGCCAAAGAGACGGATACGCCCGAAATGATAATGGCACGTGCCGTGCTGGTAGCCAATGACACTATAGCCCGCCAGAAGCAACAGTTGGAGCAGGCACACAAGCAGGTCGCAGCGCTCGCCCCGAAAGCCGAACTAATGGATAAAGTACTGGACACAGACCAGAAGATCGACGTCGGGCAGGCGGCAAAGATTTTGAACCTTCCCTTCGGCCGCAACACGCTCTTTCAACGGCTCCGTGAACGCGGCATATTCTTCTGCAATCGCAATGAGCCTAAGCAAGAGTATATTAACCGTGGTTATTTCGAGTTAAAGGAGAAGTTAATAGATCGCAACAACCACGAATCGTTCACGGTTATAAAAGTCCTCGTGACGCAGAAAGGGTTGGATTTCCTCGCAAGACAATTCGAAGTAGTCCAAACGCCAAAGAAGATGGCACCGATAAAGTAACCCCCGTATACCACTATTTCCACACCACGTTGGGGGCGCCTCGCAGAAATGCGGGGCGTTTTTATTCCCTTCCTTCCAACCTCACTACAAAGTGTAGTTAACTACATCCTAACGGTGTAGTGTAGGAGGGTAAAAAAGTCAGAGAAAAATTTGCATTTTGCTAATACGTGCATTATATTTGCAGCACGAATAAGATATAGACGTACGGGTCTATCCGTATAATGTGTAAATGAAAACAACTGTATAGAGCCCTAAATAGTTATTTTAGGGCTCAATTTTTTTAGCTACTAACTACACTAAATTTATGGCTGCAAATAAATTTTTCCAGCAAGAGCTTTTTAAATTCTCCATTTTCCCAAAATATCAAAGTTGCATTGATGATTTGGCTACAAATCTTGCCGACCCAGAGGAGTGGGACTTTTCAGATGACAAGAGAAAAAGTCACTCTATACTGAAAAATTATTTAGAACACATCTTCCGAAAATTGAGAGCAGAAAACAAAATCTGCTTTACAGCCAATAACGAGTATTGCTGCTTCAATACTGGGCTTGTCACTAAAAACCTGGAAGAAATATTTGCCTTCTTCTTCAAAAATAAAAATCAAGGTGAAGGAGTTCCGCCCTATGTTTTTAAATGTTTTTGCAAAAAAAGCGATGGTGCATTATTGCGAACATTTAAATCATCTTTGCCCAAGATAGCAGATTTTTTTCAAAAACCCGAAGACTTACTTTTTAATCCCAACTGCGAACTTATTCCCGATATAGATCATATCATCCAAGATAACCTAAGTCGTTTCCCAGCTGCTATGCAAGGGAGTGGTGATGCTGAAATTCGTCGCCGGTTGGAAGGGGCTATTGATGAAGCTCGTAAAAAAGTGAGAACGAACTATAAAACTGCGGTGCCCCAATTCTATGGCAATAGGATTCAACTATTGTTGCCACTATGTTTAACTCCCAACTCCCCCAATCCTGATTTAGCATTGGTTGTACATAAAATTGAAAATAACACATATACCGCACGCACATGTCTGACGCTTAAAATGGCTTATAATAATGCCCGATTAATTGTTAAGCCTCAGAGCACATGGTTAAAACCGTAAAATCATACGTAATTTAATACTGCCATTGTATTATGACTAAAGTAGGGAGAAATCCCTGCTTTTTTATTGATATTTTTACAGCTCCCCATTGTTATTAAAATGCACAGTCACACATTTGCACAGAGGCTTGAGGAATCGCCGAGCCCTTGATGCAAATGATTATTTACTCTCCGACAGGAACAGAAATATTGGACGCGCCAGTCACCAAAGAGGCTATCATCAAATATGTCCTCATGGGAGACTACTATATCGAGCTGCCCTTTAATCTCCTTGAACCAACGACATTTGCTCGTGGTTCCTACATCACATATAAAGGCCGCAAGTTCGAGATTATGTCCACGGTGCGCCCGGAGTTCGACAACAAGACCGGCGGCTATAAATACACTCTCAAATTCGAGGCTCAGCAAAACCACATGAAGCGTTTCGTATGCTTCTGGCTGGGTGGGGACAATCCCGAAGCCGTATTTCACAACACCACAGACCTCGAATCTTTCGCGGCGTTGATCGTCGCCAACATGAACAAGCAGCTCGGAGGCGAAAACTGGCAGGTAGGCACGATCACCGTTGACAATCCTAAAGCTACGAAGCTTGTATCGTTCAATGGCGATAAGTGCTGGGACATCCTCAATACGATTGCCGAAACCTTTGAGACGGAATGGTGGACAGAGGAAAACGGCGACCTCGTATCGTTATGCTTTGGCAAACTGGACTTCGGATCCCCCGAAGAGTTCAGACAGGGGAATGTAGTGAAAAACATTCCCGCAAAGAAAGGGGATGATTCGAGCTACGGCACCCGGTTCTACGTCTTTGGCTCTACTCGCAATCTTACAAGCGACTATGGGCAAGCTCCGCAAGGAGGTGAAACGAATCATGTATCTGAAATTCGGCTTCGCCTGCCGGACGGACAGCGGTATATCGACGCAATACCTGGTCTTTCGGGAAGCGACATTGTGGAGCAGGTCGTGTTCTTCGATGACATATACCCCAAGAATACGGAGACTGTCACCAGCATTGAGACCGTAGACCGGGAGATCATCGAAGGGCAAACGGATAAGGCGTATGTCATGTACTGCAAAGACACGCCGTTCCGGCCTTCGGACATGATTAAAGGCGAAACCCTAGGTGCTACCTTCACGAGCGGCAGTCTTATGGGGCGGGATTTTGAGCTAAGTATAAACTACAAACCAGAGACGTGGAAACCGGAGGATGGATTTGATAAGAAGTTCGAGATCATCGCGCAAGTAGAATCATCCGGTGAAAGCCAACTTATCATCCCCAACGAAAGCCTGCATCCCGAGCCTGGAGATACGTTTGTCATAACAGGCGTAAAACTACCTAAAGAAAGGATCGAGGAGGCTGAAAAGGAGCTCTTGAAGGCCGGGGAATCATATGCCGCGAAACACAGCAGCGACACGGACGTATACGACTGCGAAACTAATCCCGTATACTGCCAAGAAAACAAGAAGAATTACGATGCCGGGCAAGCGGTTCGCCTTGTGGATCCACGCTTCGGAGAAAGCGGCCGATTATCACGCATCCAGGGATACGAAAAAAAACTATATAACGAATATATCGCCACATATACGGTAGGCGACAATACGGCATATTCTCGTATCGGCAACATAGAATCGGAGGTGAAGGCAAACCTGTACGCACAGCGCATAGGCGTTACCGAATCGGGAGCCTCAATCTACCTTATCACCCGCTACGATTCCACTGCCGCCGCAGACTACAATGCCTATTCCGCCAAGCGTGCACTATGGGAATTCGCCAACAAACAGTTCCCGGACACATTCAAAGGTAAAATGACCTTTGACGACGGTGCCCAGTTCGGGGGGTTCGCATCCGGCATGACTGGCTTTGGCGGCATAATCGACAAGAAAGGGAACGCAGAGATGCAGAGCCTGAAACTTCGGGGATTCCTGGAGGTTCCGGAACTCCGCTACAACCGTGTCGAAATATCCATGGGCGATACGTGGTATGCTCCAAGTGCCGGGATCATCGAAAGCGTCGACACCACGACCCAAACCATCACCCTCAAGCTCGAAGAAGGCGAAATCGGAAGTCCTCGGGTCGGGGATATATGCATGGGCATCTTCCACAATTTGAACACTTCGGAGAATGCAACCGCGGATTATGACGACGGACGTGGCAACAGGCGCTTTGCCGGGTTCGCCACCTGCTATTTCCGCATCACCGAGGAGCTGGACACTACAACTTACAAGACCTTCAAGTATCAACTACGCCCGGTATCGGGAGCTTACCCCACCCAATATCATCCGGCGGCGTCGATGACCTTCGTGGGCTATGGCTCCTTCTCAAATGAGGATCGGCAGACCTCCCGCTACGAAACCCGGACATACCAGCGTTATTTAACGGGAGTTTCCGATTGGGAGTTCACTGCGTCCAATATCGCCGCGCAATATGGCGACCTGTCAAACCTGTCCGTATTCGGGATAAACATGACGGGATATTCGGCATACCTGAACAACATCTACATGTCGGGCGTCATTCATCAGTTCACGCCCGGCGGCGAAGAGGTGCCCACGATCATAGATCGCGGAGTGTGGAGCGCCACGGAAACATACAACCGCAACGACGACGTATATTGGAACAACGGACATTGGCGCTGTCTGGTCGACGGCACCAAGACCGAGCCCGGCAAGGATGCCGAGGAGTGGGTATACTTAGGCGGATACGGGGTGCTCGAAACGGTCAGCATATTCAAAAAATCGGAGAGCGAACCGGCGAAACCTACGGAGCTTAAAATACCGCCCGAAGGTTGGACTACGGAGACGCTCCCGATGTCGGATCAACGTCCTACATGGATGTGTACCGGCACCGTTGTCGACGGAGAGGTTAAATCATGGTCTGCTCCTCAGCGCGTATCGGGCGAACCGGGATCCGACGGGAAGGACGGCAAGGATTACGAGTGGATTTTCGCGCGTACATCGCAATACAAAGCCCCTGCACAGCCACCCACCGCGCAGCAGGACGATTACATTCCCTCGTCCTCCGAAACCTCGGACGGGCAGGTGTGGACGGACGATGCCGTCGGGCCCGATAGCGACACCCCTTACGAGTGGGCCAGCAAGCGCGTGAAGGTAAATGGCATGTGGGGCAAATTCACCGACCCTGCGCTTTGGGCAAAATTTTCGTTCGACGGAGCGCCGGGTGTCGACGGAACCGATGTAGAATGGATATTCAAACGCACAAGTTCCAACACGGCCCCGAATACGCCGTCTGGCAGCGACGAAGACGGATATGTACCGAGCGGTTGGACGAACAACCCCACGGGCCCGAATTCCGAGCGCCCCTACGAATGGACTTGCGTACGCTATAAGACAGGCGGACACTGGAGCGGATATTCAGCAGCGTCCTTATGGGCGAAGTGGTCATTCGACGGCGCGGATGGTGTGGATGGTGAAGGTGTAGAATACATATTCACGCGTACGGAAACCGAGGATCCGGGCACCGTTCCGGATGTTCCCGATGTTGCGGAATACGATAATCCCCCGGCTCCATGGACGGATGACCCTACGGGAGTAGACGCCACATATCGCTACGAATGGGTGTCGAAGCGCAACAAGGTGGAAGGTGTTTGGGGCGCATTTTCCTCGCCCTCGATTTGGGCGCGGTATTCTTACGACGGGCAACCGGGGAACTGGACATCCTATGTATTTAAAAATAGCGATACGGAGCCAGCAAAGCCTACTTCCTACGACCCCATTCCGTCCGGATGGAGTGACGCGCCCACTGGTGTCGGTATATGGTGGATGTCCAAGGCTACGATAGACGCATCGACCGGAAAGGCCGGGGCGTGGTCGACGCCTATCCGCGTAACGGGCGAGGATGGGGAGCCGGGGCCGCATACTGACTTCAAATACGCCAAGAATAACAGCACCACCACGGCGCCGGCGCTGGTCAAAACGGATCGCACCCCCGCAGGTTGGAGCGACACCCCGCCGTCGCTCTCTTCGGGTGAATATCTGTGGATGACCCAGGCAGAAATAGACGCCGACGACAATCTGTTGCACCCGACGGTAGGCTGGGCAACTCCGGTACGCATATCGGGAGAGCAGGGCCCTAAAGGTGATGACGGCGCCCCCGGCGAAGACGGTGCCCCCGGCAAGGATGGCTTGCAGGGCTGCATAACCCGCCTCACGGAATGGGCATCGGGAGTGGAATACCGCAATGACCTCGACCTCGTTTCCAATGGCCCCAGATACATAGACGTAGTTACGATCTATGCGAACAATAAGCAGCTGAAATTCCAGTGCGGCCAAACGCACACTTCGTCGAACTCCAACAAACCGACGGCGGGATCCGCATCGGCATATTGGCAACAACTCAACGACATGGTGCCGATATATACGCCCCTGTTGTTCGCAGAGAATGCCGTCATCAACTTCCTGCAAGGTATGGAGTTCGTGGTGCACAACTCCAAGACAGACATTTCCGTGAATACTATCATCGCAGGGCTCGTGGGTGGCGATATTCCCCTGTTCGTCGGGAGCAACACGCCGTCGAATGCGCCGTTCAGGGTTGCTAAGGACGGGGCATTCGTGGCCACCAAAGCCGATATTACAGGGACTATCAACGCATCGAGCGGAACAATAGGCGGATTTAAAATTGACGAATCATCATTAACAGCCACAGACAGCTTCGGTGAGATGCTTCTATCTTCCAATCTGATTAGGTTTACCAACGATAATACCAAGCTTTATCTTGGAGGCAACACCTGGCCGGGATCAACGGGTGGTGCCCTATATGGGCCTATAAGAGCAGAAGTAAGCCGCAGCGCAGCCGGCGGCACGGCAGGCAATGTCGGAGTGTATATAAATGTCACCGGAGCAGCATTATCGGATGGAACCACTACCGCTGCACGTCAGTCCGGAAACCATGCCTTATATATCCCCGAGGGGTTCATAACGGGTTTCAGGCTGAGGAATGTGCGAACCTCTTCTAATAGAACCCTGACCGACATGGACAGCGTGGTATTCAGTACGGCTACGGGCGAGATTACGCTGACTTTACCGTCTTCACCAAAACAAGGGCAGATTTATTTCATCCGAAAGGTCGGCAGCGGCAATGTCAAGTTGAAGCGCGGGAATACCCAGCACAGGATATGCACCAATTCCAACTCTCAAAACAACACTGCAATTACCTTGGATTGGGGTAAGTTGTGGATCATATTGTGGGATCATATGAACAGTATGTGGACGGCCAACTGGTGCCAATATTAACACAAAAACAGGATATATGAAAGCATTGAATTTAAAAGAATTTAAACTGTTCACCGATATTTCCCGCGCCGGGCATATTGTCGTCGACGCCCGGAAAGAGTTTGCCAACGCCATATACATGGGCATGAACGGCATCGTAGCGCATGACCTGGCATTCCGCATCCTCCACAGCGAAGGCGGCATCGAAGTTTCCGAGGAGGAGGAATCGATTATCGTCGATACCGCAAAGATGTGCAAGGCGGTATTCTATGACAGTATCATGTCCGCTCTCAAAAAAGAATAAACGCTCGAAAGGAATATGAAACGCATCCGGATAGGCAAGGACATAGAGATACATTGGCCGATACTTACCAATGGAGAGGAGGTAGCACTCGAAGGGCGCGACCTGAAACTCTTCGTCCATTTGCCTTCGCATATGGACATTCCCGTTGATTTCACCACCGAAGGCAACACCGCCATTTTCACCATTAGCGGCACAATGCAGAAGTCCATCGGGGTGTACCGTCTCACCATGTGGGAGAATTTGCAGAAGAGAGGGCAAACGGCGGTCGACTACTGCAAGGCCTTCGAATTGGTTCCTACGACACTCTTGGAAGGTGGCGAAGACGAAAGCAACCTTACAACGGAAACTGTCGACCTCGAGGCGTCAAGCCTTGTTGTCGGATTGCCCGGCGAGAGTGCCTATGAGGCATTCAAGAAATACAACCCGAATTCCGAACTTACGGAGGAAGAATATGCCGAAGCCCCTATTAACGCTGCAAACGCCGCGAACGAGGCGGCAAAAGCGGCAAATGACGCCGCAGGTAAAATTGGGGATATTGACAAACTCCTTGCCGAAAAGGTCGACAAGGAAGAAGGGAAAGGGCTTTCGACGAACGACTACACCGACCAGGAGAAGGAGAAGCTGGCCGGGCTCTCCAACTACGACGACACGGAGATAAGGAAGGAGTTGTCCGACAAGGCATCCAAGAAGGAGCTGACGGAGGCTGCAGCGGGCACGCTGACTGAGGCAAAGTCGTATACGGACACAAAGACGGCAGAACTATGGAATAATGTCGGTGATACGTTTGACGCTATGTCCGAGGAGCTCAATAGCAACATATCCGGCGGGAATGCGCAGACACTGACCGAAGCCAAAAACTATACAGACAAGGCGATCTCTGAAATTCCCACCCCGGACGTCAGCGGGCAGATCGAGCGGCACAACACCTCCCCCACGGCGCATCCCGACATTCGGGAACTGCTCAACACCTGCGTAGGACTGCCGGAGTTCAACGACAAAACCTACGAGCTGACCTTCACGACAAAGGGCGGTGCGAAGTTCATCATCGACCTGCCTATCGAGATGATGGGGCTGCATTACAACGAGGATACCCAATCTATCGAGTTCGTAAATGCCGACGGCTCCATATCCTCCATCCCGGTTTCTGACTTCGTGAAAGTGTATGTCGGCTCTATCGGTTCCGAGATACAGGTTACGGTCGAAGGCTCCGAAATCCGCGCCTCCCTGCTCAACAACACCGTATCCTGGGACAAATTGACACTTGCATTGCAGGAGATGATCCAGGGCAAGGCCGACCGCACGGAGCTTCCCACGAAACTGTCCGAACTGGAAAATGATTCCGGATATGTGACTTCGGAAGAATTGAATACTGAATTAGGCTACAAAGACCACGTAGCCTACATCCTCAAGGACTTTACGAAGAGCTATTATAACAATACGGGCTCGGACATCACGGATCGGAGCATGGTCGTTACGCCTACGCAGTCAGGCGTGACGTCGAACTTCTCCCTGACCAGCCGCATCCCGGTCGCAGCTTCGGACTTTATTTTCGTGCGCATGAAGCTGCGCGTGGACAAAGAGTGCTCTTTGCGGATCATTACCTATTCGGACAATCTCGACCAGCGGGGCCGCTGGTTCGTCCTCAAGGCAGACCGCACCTACGAAATCTACTACCGCGGCAAGGCGGCGTCGGTAGCGGGAGGGCTGAATGTGGGCACCAGCATATCCGCAGCCACCAATATCGGCCAGAAGGTCACCATCGAGGATTTGATCGTCACGCTCAATAACTATGACGCATGGTGCGATGCCGAGAGCCGGGCCACGCTGAAAAACTTCGACACGGACTCCTTCACCGTGGACGAGGGCGGGACGGGGCATTTCTTCTCGGTCGCGCAGGCGTGCGACTTCGCAAGGGACGCCTTCGATGTCGTGAACAACGCGGTTACGGTGTTTATCCGCAACGGCCTTTACGATCACGAGGCCCCGAAGAATGTGGCGATGGGTTACCCGTATGCGATCATCAACAAGGGGGCGAACCGCATATCGCTTATCGGCGAGAGCCGCGACGGCGTCATCGTCTCGTATGAGAACAACTCCGTGAACCGCGCCAAGATCATCGAGGCGGGCGGCGAATGCACCATCGCCAACATGACCGTCAACTGCCTGAACGACGAGAGTTATACGGACGCCAGCGCCGGCGGTCACCAAGCCTGCTACTGCATACATATCGATTCGGTCTTTGCCGCATCTGAGCGATATTTCACGACGATTCGGAACTGCAAACTCTTCAGTACGTGCCATTCACCCGTCGGCGCGGGCCTTACCGACAACCAGACCATTCGGTTAGACGGCTGCGAGTGCGTCAGCGACACGCACGTAGGCACTTCGACGGGCGCGGCCACCATCCACGCAAGCACCGATGCTGCGGCGAAAAATATGGCCGTCGAGATCATCGGCTGCCGCCTGCTGTCGCTCGACGGAACCAAAGCGCTCTACATGCCCGACGTGAAGGGCGGCGCTCCCTTCACGCAGGTCGACGTCACGCTGCTGGGCAACACCTACTATACCACGGGGCCGGAGATCACCGATGCCGACTTCTTGTCCAGGCACAAGCTCACGCCGTGGTCGGATGCTTCGTTCAGCGAAATTTCGGTTATCGCGCACTCGGACTGCACGCTCGAAGCGCGCGTGACGCACCTCGAAAGGCTGCTCATGGAAATGCTCTCGGGCAAAGTGCTGATCCCGGAGTTGCAGGTGAAAAAACTGGGCGTGTGGGGCGACAACAACCTCGTCGTCACGGGCGAGGGTGCGCCGACGAAAGCCCCCGACCGCGCAGGGCAGTTCTATGTCGATACGAAGAACAACGCGGTCTACCACTCCGTGGGTAACGGCGCGGTGTCGGACTGGAAGAACGCTTAAACTACATACAACATGTCACAAGTCAACAAATACGCCAACAAGGCGGGTTACACGGCCGACAAGAATCGCAAGGACACACAGTCGGCGGTATCCTACATCGAGGACGACGGAGCGCTCATCTACGACGGCGTGAACGTCGTAGTGGACAAGCCGGCCGCCGGGGTGGGCGACCTCGCGGTCTTCGACAAGACCACGGGGACTATCCGCTTCGTCAAGGGTGCGACGCTTGTTGCAGAGCAGCTGTCGCCGCAGCTTGTCCCCGTGGCCGTGGTCTATGCCCGGCAGGGCGAGCGGGTGCTGATCGTGTCGCTTCGCAATGCGGCAAGCAGCGTTTGCTGGGCGTACTCTTACGAGGTCGCCCTATCTGGCTTCGAACTGTCTGCGGGGGGAACCTTCACGCTTCGTATCTATAATACCGACCACGCATTCACTTATGCCCCGGGTGCGACGCTCGCGGATATCGCCGCGCAGATCAATGCGGACGAGAAGATCAAAAACACTTATGGCTGGACAGCCTCTGTCGATGAAGCAGGGGCACGAATTGTCATGTCGATAAACACATGGTCGCCCAATTATGTGCTTATCAACGTTACGAATGGCTGCCAAATCACCTATCCTCGGGAGAACGTGAGCTATCAGACAACACTCACGGGGATACTTATCAAAGGAACCAGAGAAGAAATTCGCCGCAAGAATGGTGTGAATTCAAATATGGCAGGTGGTGTCCTCGACCAGTTCGCGGAATATTATTCGGAGAGAGGCCAGGCAGCCACAGGACAAAAGCCGGGAAGCGGCATAGTCATTCGGGAGAGCGTTTTCACCGAGGCCGACAACCCCGATCTGGTTGCCGTGTATCCCACCTACAAGGACTACCTGTTCGCCGAGCACATGGCACAATATCCTACGGAGTTCGGGACGATGTTGCAGGATGGCAAGACCAACACGAACCTGATCGGGCGGCTTACCTTCGAGGATATTTACGGCAAAACACAGTACCGCTACCCGGCTGCCGCCGCAGCCCTCGACTTCGGCATCACCGTGGACGGAATGACGACGGGGCTGGAGGCGGGGGCATGGTGGCTGCCGTCGTCGGAAGAGGTCTACCTGCTGATGCACGACAGGGTGTGTTTCGCCGCTGACGTGGAAAAAGACCCTGTAAACCGTACGCTCTTACGCTTGAAAGCTACCACGTGCTATGGTTATTATTATTATGTCCATACTTCATGCGAGATGCAGGAGAGTTACATCTACATTTATAACGGAAGGGCCGGCTATCTGGGCTATACAAGCAAGTGTTATAAATTCTCGTCCCGCCCGGTCTGCGCCTTATAATTATCTGAACCATGGAAACACAACGACAGATCGACACCCTCGAATCACGGCAGCTCGAATTACGGGCAGTCATGGCCAAGTCCGACGATAGGGCGGCCAAATGCATCAAGTCCGGCCTTGACTTCCGGGCTACCTATCCCCTGGATTATGAGGAGTACGAAGCGGCCAACGCGGAGTACAACGCGAACGAAAAGACCCTTGCGGAGCTGAGGGCCCGGCGTGCCGAAGAGCTGGCCGCCGAAGAAACGGTTATGGACTTTCAAAATATTGAGCAATGAAGATGTATATGACCAACAAGCCCAACGGCGAGCCGTTCTATCCCGTAACCGTAGCCGAAGCCGTGCTTGTTTCCGAAGGGGAAACTTTAGCCGCGGTGCTGCAACGGCTTGAACAGAGGATCGCAGAATTGGAGAAGTCGGAAGCGGCGCCCGAGGCGCAGGCAGACGTGCTGACCGAACAATAGAATATATCCTATGGAGGAATTGTGGAGGTTTATAGAAAGGTTATGCGAGAAAGTATGGCAGGTGTCGATAGGCGCCCTGGTGTACATGTTTAACGCCATAGCCCCGATACACGACATACTGACGGCCTGCATGATTATATTCGCCGCGAACTTTTTCACGGGCCTGTTCGCCGGCGTGCTCGTGCAGCACGAAGGATTCATATTCCGCAAGGCTTTCAAGTGCATATCCGAGGCTGCGGTAATATCGGGACTGATGGCCATGATACTGCTCGTCGGGGACAACATCGACAACCACGACGGGGCGATGTCGGCGATCTCGCTCGCAGTATATGCCCTGATATATTTCTACGGGGTCAACATCCTCAAGAACCTGAACCGCATATTCCCGAAGAACCGATACATCGACTTCCTGTACTATGTGCTCTCGTTCGAGATGATTAAAAAGATTCCCTATTTGGGAAACTACAAACAAAAACAAAAGGACAAATGAAAAAGAAATGGATCGTATGGAGCATCGTTGCGGCCGTGGCCGTAGTGCTCGGAATCGTATTCCCGCGTTACATCCTCGTGGGGGTTGTTTGTGCTATGGCCGGATGGGTCGGGCATATCCTGTACACTAAACACATCGCGCAATGACACGAGGGCTCAGAAACAACAACCCGCTCAACATCGAGAAGACACGGGGCGGCAATCCCTGGCAGGGCGAGGTCGTGCCGTCGAAAGACAAGCGTTTCGCGCAGTTTACGACGGTGGCATACGGCTATCGAGCTGCCTTCAAGCTGTTGAACAACTACCAGCGTAACTACGGGCTGGACACGATCCGCAAGATGATCGGCCGCTGGGCCCCGTCGGAGGAGAACCACACGGACGCCTATGTCCGCACCGTGGCGGAAAGATCGGGGGTGCCCGCCGACAGCCGGATCACCACGACCAACCGCGACGTGATGGTTCCCATCGTTGCGGCCATGTCGTTCGTAGAGAACGGCGTCGAGGCCAAGATGCTCGACGTGCAGGCCGGGTGGGAGTTGTTTGTAAAAGCATGAAACGCCTGATTCTCTACCTGCTCGCCACCCTTTCGGCCGGGGCCCTGCTCTTCGGCTGGGGATACCGCAGGGGCGCCGCGTCGGTGGTTGTCGAAGAAACGACGCGTATCGACACGGTGTTCTACCCGAGACCGGAACCGCTGCCCGGCACGTACCGCTTCGCCGACATCTCGGTGCCGGTGCTGCTCTTCGCGCCGCCCGACACGGTAACGGAGACCGTCGTTGTGAAAGTCGGGGCAGACAGCGTGCAGATGAAGGTGGCAATGGAAACACGCCCCTACTCGGACAGCACCTACCGGGCACAGGTCAGCGGGCCCCGGATCGGCAACCTGCGGCCGACGCTCGACTGGATAGAAACATACAACTGCACTACCACCCGACAGCAGGTAGTCACCCGGCGGAGCCGCTTCGCCCTGACTGCCGGGATCGGGGCGGCGTACACGCCGCAAGGGTTCCAGCCTACGGTCGGCGTAGGAGTAGGTGTTATTTTATGGCAATTCTGACAGGTATGAAGATAATTTATAACGACATCATCCCCTTCAAGGGATACAAGGCTATCAATCTGTTCGGGATCGTATTTGCCCGCAAGTCCGCCCGCCCGTTGTCGGATAAAAATAAAAACCACGAAGCGATACACACCGCACAGATGAGAGAACTGTTATATGTGCCCTTCTACATCGTCTACCTATTGGATTGGGTATTTCACGGCTTCAAGTACCGAAGGATAACTTTCGAACAGGAAGCATATGCCCATGAAGATAACCCTGAATACCTTGAAATACGAAAACACTACGCGCAATGGAAGAGATGATTTACATATACTGGGATGACTTCCCATCGGTTGTAACCGAATAACGGGCCTTGGGGTACGGGCATAAAAAAGTCCCCAACGCTTTCCCGCATATACCACTATACGATTGTGCCAACGCACCACATTGAGGACTTATTCCTTGAATCGGTGTGTTGGCTTTTTGTATAGTGGTATAACAAATTTATAATAAAAAATCGGGAAAGTATATGCGTAAATCAGAGCTTTTTGCACAAATACTCGAATGTGTTGCATTTGAAACTGAAATAGCTAAGGAACAAATCCTTTCGAAGGATAAATTTCAAGATGTGGTCGATGCGCGCTACATGCTCGTACACTTCTGCCATAAAAACGGCATGTACACCACCGACATCGCCCGGATGATGCGGTTCTCCCGACGCGCCATAGAGAAGATGGTCGCCGGGTTCGATGAACGCAAGCGATACAGCCACCCTATATTCGAAATACAGTGCGAACTTATTGCGAAGAAGTTGCCTCCCATCTGCGCCCCAATGAATTGATATGCCTGCCGCCCGCAGCCACCTTTGCAATGTTGCAACAGGTGAACGCCCGGCCTTGACAGGGGCGGCAATCATTCAATAATTATTAAAAATGGGTTCGGATAAAACTTATATTTTCGATGGAGGCGGCTCGGGTGGCGGCCTTGACATCGCGGCTCTCGTCTCGTCAATGATGGGCAACAAGGGCATGGATCCCAACCTCGTAGCGGCACTCATGAACGGTAACAACAACCGTGGTGCATGGGGCGGTGACGGGTGCTGGTGGATCTGGATCATCCTGCTGTTCTTCTGCTGGGGCGGCTTTGGTGGCAACGGCTTCGGCGGTAACAACGCCAATGGCCTTCCTGCGCAGCTCAACGGTGACGCCGGACGGGAACTTCTTATGAACGCAATCCAAGGGAACGGCGCAGCCATCAATCAGCTGGCATCGTTGCTCAACTGCTCTACGCAGCAGATTCAGAACACGCTGTGCAACATCCAGGGCACCCTCGGCATGTCAAGCCAGCAGATCATCAACGCTGTACAGTCGATGGGATGCCAAATCGGCAACCAGATCGCCGCGTGCTGCTGCGATATGAAGCAGGCCATCAATGGCGTCAATGTGGGCATGGAGCGCGGATTCAGTAGCGTTGCCTATGAAACACAACGTCAGACCTGTGATTTACAAAACACAATTCGCGAAACTTCTCAAAGCGGGACTACAGCGATAATTTCCAAACTGGATCAAATGCAGGCAGCTGCATTGCAGGATAAAATTGATGCCCTGCGCGAAAAGAACAGCACGCTGACCACGCAGCTCAACCTCGAACACCAAAACGCCTACATGGCCGGTGTTGTAGGACAGGCTGTAGCACCCGTGAACGCCGCTGTAGCGGCTTTGCAGAATGACGTGAATAGCATCAAGTGCAAGCTGCCCGAAACGGCTACCGTGCCCTATTCGCCTATTGTCGGTGTGCCTACGTGTATTGCCGCACAATATGGTCTCGGATATGGTGCAGGGTTTGGCTTTGGGGGGAGCGGCGGATTTTGGGGATAATGCTATTATTCGCCGATAGGTGAAATGTTCTTTGACTTACTGATAAGAGGCTTCCCAATCCGAAAGCCAGCGCCAATGAAATCCTTTCAATGTGCGAGTTGGTTTTCGAATGCATTCATATATTCCTCCGATGTGAAATCCGTGTAATTGATGGGCTTCGGATGCTGTTTTATATTTTGCAACCAATATTCCATTTTTAATCTGGACAATTGGCTTTCTGTTTTTCTTGTTGGGTATTCTTCGTGCTTTTGCTGCACACTCTCTTGTGACAGGGTTAAGCATGTTCATTGAACGAGTACACCAACGAAGATTACGTGCCACATTGTTCGTCCGGTTCCCATCTATATGGTCTACATATGCATAGTTATTAGGATTGGGGATGAACGCTTTAGCAACAAGCCTATGGACTAATTCAGTCTTATCTACTCCGTGTAGGGATGTAAGTCTAACTCTCAAATATCCTCCCCGATTTGGGCGAGGAGTTAATATGCGAGGTTTAGTCGTCCAACTATTGTTATTACCTCCGCTCACGCGATGGGATAGCGATGAAACCCTACCATAATCAGATACCGCGAAATAGCCGAGCGTACCATCAATAATACGCCATTCTTCTCCTTCGAGAGCAATTCTCTCTATAAATTCCCGATTTGTCATTGCCAAACAATTTAGTGGTGCCAAACGAGAAAAAGAGGGAAGGACGTTTGGCAAGCCCTTATCAGTTGGTCATGACTCCAACCTATCCCGATGTAAAATTAGTTATAATAACTTAAAATACAAAAATATGGCAGTATTCCCATTTCAGTATGTTAACCGCAGAGGCATACCGGTACTAAAAACTACAGGCGTGACAGTGGAGACCACAGGGGTTGTGTTTTCCTTTCCCAACCACGCATTTGCAAATTCGTGGTACCGGGGACTCGTGCTGGTTGAGTTGGTACAGGAAATCCCTGCCGGCACAACGGGAACACTTCCCGTGCTGTTTGAAACCAACGGGCAAAATAAGAATCTGACGACGTACAACGGAGCAAATGTTACAGTATCGGATATTCCGGGGTCAGGGGTATACCAGATATGGTATGACAAGCAGACCGATACTTTGCAATTGATGACCGGTGCCGTCTGAATTAAAAAAACAATTAACCGAAAGACGGGGAGGAGGGCTCCTTCTCCCCTATCTTTCACAAATCATTAACCAAGATGTTTCAGAACTTGAGAAAAGGCTCCTTAGTCTACGTTTTCGACAACAGGGAACAGCCTAAGTTTTATACAGCCAACGTAAAAGACGTATCGGCACCGTATTTCCCGCCCCAAAAGCCCGGGCAATTCTCGCCGATGCCGCAATTCATCAACATCTCGATAGAGGGCAACGAGCCCTGGGGCGTCCCTATGCAAGCGGACATCGTTTCAAAAGACGGACTTACCGTAGCGACGACACGGGAAGTGTTGAAGCCGACCATCATGGAGGCACAGCAGGCAAGCCGTGACATCGTGGAATCATTCGACAGGCACAAAGCCAACCTGAAGGTCTACGATGAGATCCTGATGCAGCTCGATCCCGAAGCTGCGCGTTCAAAGGAGCTCGAAGCCGAAAACCGGGAGTTGCGGAAGATGCTCGCTGACATGAACGAACGGCTGAGCCAGATACCGACGGCGGAAGAACTGAGGAGCCTTGTCAAGTCTGAACCACCTGCAAAAACAAAGTAACTATGGGTTGGAGAATCATAGGTGAAGGCCGTGGCGGCTTCGGCGGCCACGAAGAGGAGATGGAGCGAGAGCTCCGACGCGCCTACGAAGAAGGCTTTGAAGAAGGCCGGCGTGAAGGCCGTGGCGGATACGGTGAGCGTGGCGGCTACGGACAAGGTGGCGGCTACGGCGAACGTGGCGAGTATGACCGCGGCGGGTATGAGTATGACGACGCCTACGGCGAACGCCGTGGCGTAAGGGGTACAGGCCCCTATTCGCGGTATCGCAGGCGGTAAACCGGAGGGAGGGGGCCGCAGTGCCCTCTCCTATTTTAAATCGAAAAATATGGACAGGTTAGATACACATGAAAACTTCCCGGCAGGGTTCCGGGAATATCTCGAAAATTACGGTTGGCACTTTTCAAAGAAGATGTGCGAATTCGCCGTTTCCCGCATGAAGGACAGGAACGGCAAGAAGATCGAGCCCTATTCTAAGGATAAGGTGGATGCGCTGCTCAAGCAGTACGGCATCGAACTCAAAAAGGACAAGGGCTATGATTGCGTGTACGTCTGCAACATGGCATTGGCGGACTATTTCGGGTCGTCGATACCCAATCCACAATACCTGGCGATGTTCATACGTGACTATATCGACGATGAAGACGGATACGACGGCTTGCCATTTACACGTTACTATGCCGATACCATCGGCTCGGGAACACCCATCCTGTGGGAAGAGATGATGTAGCCATGGAAGAATATCCCCAGATCAGCGAATTCACAAACGACAACGACGAAATCGATGAAAAATATCGCAACGCTCGTCCGTAACCTGCCTGCCGACAAGTACCAGGAACTAGCCGGGGCGGTGAACGACGTATTCGAGAACAAGCGCTTCAACCGGGCACAACGCAGAAGGCTGGCGCGAAACTGGCGCAAGTACGGAAAAAGGGAGGAAAAATGAAGATTCGGGACTTGAGTATTCACAAGTATGGTTGGACGTTGCGCATATATTATGCCGTGACGTGCTACTATACGGGCGAAATACTCAAGTCCCTTACCGACATCGGATGCCCCGATACGGTTCTTCATCGCGTACAGGGGAATATGGAAAAGTGTGAAATGGATACGGGATTCACCTACTCCAACAAGGAGCATCGGCAAAGTGTCATCGTAATAGGGATGCACTCCTCGCCGTGGGAATTTCTCAACAGCTTTGAGCACGAACTGCGGCACCTCGTAGACGATATAGCCCTTACTCTCGGCCTGCCGATGGCCGGGGAAGAGGTAGCATACCTTACTGGCGAAATAAACCAGGCGCTATGGGAAGATGTGCACCAATTCACCTGTTGTAAATGTAATGGACATGGAAAAAGATGACACCCAATACTGGATGGCGATGCTCGAAGTGAGCGAATGCTGCGCACCCATATTCGCTGCCGTCGTATGCGAGTTGATGAATACGATGTAGTTATATTTCCGGGATTAAATCAACGGCTTCACGCTTCTTTTCGTCAATGATTTTTGCGTATATCTGAGTTGTTTGGATATTAGTATGACCGAGCAACTTAGATACAGTGTATATATCTGTCTTATAAGTTATTAGCAATGTTGCAAAAGTGTGACGCGACACATGATAAGTCACATGTTTTTTTATGCCCGCTTTTTTAGCCCATTTATCTAAATATTTCTCAATCACCCATACCATTGGGAGAGAAAATATAATCCCGGTCTCACATTCTGTTTGAGGCAACTGATTTAAGGCATTTGCAGAAAGGGGCACCCAAATTGGCGTGCCTGTTTTTTGCTGTATTACGCGCACTTGCCTTTTATCGTCATCTATCCATTCAATATCTTCCCATCTTAATTTCTGAATGTCCGACAAGCGCAACCCACAAAAGCAACTGAATAAGAATGCCCTTTTAACCATATCATATTCGCAGGGCGTGTTAATCAACTTTTTGATTTCCTCCATCACAAGAAACGTGCGCGGTTTATTTTCGGCTTCTGGACGGTCTTCTGCCGATATGGAATCAGCAGGATTTTTTTCGATAACCCCCTCTTTGACAGCCCTATTCAAAGCTGTAGATAATACTTGAAAATACAGCGCCCTGGTTGCGCCAGTTAATAACTTTCCTCCACGCCCTCGGACTTTGTTAAGGTATTCAATATACCCCTGCAAATATTGCTTGTCAACCTGTTTGAATGTAATTTTGTTCCCAGAGTATGCCACCAGATGATTTATTGAATTCTTGATGCTCTGAGCATACATCCTCCCTCCCTTTTCCAGGTATCGTGCCGATTCGGATTGCAGATAATCAATAAAACGTAACTTAACCTGCGCCTTTGAATTAGAAAAACCATGAGAGCGATTCTGCATTTCAACGATTTTTTCAGATTTTATAGCATTCGCCAAGCTAAGCGTCTCTTTATTTTTTATCCTATCAGCATTCGAGTGTTCTGGGATAAGATATAAATGTAAAAAATCATAAACACGATGCCCAGACTGGTAAATGTCAAGATATAAAGAAATATTCCCATTCTTTAATAGTTTGCGTCTTAATTTGACTGGCTCTTTAATCTTTGCAGTAGTCATGGGTAATGAGTTTACCGCGAAGATAGTAATAATTTGAATTTAGAGTAACAAACGAGTAACAAATTGACGACAAGTAACAACAATATGACGATAGAGAATACACTAAAAATCACATTGTCAAAAATAAGCAAAGCCCCATAAAACAGGGGCTTTACTTGTCATTTGTTAATTAGTATTTGTCGTGAGTTTGCTGCATTGATTTACGAGCCGAAGTTGTCGTAGATAATATATTATATACAATGTAAATCAAACACTTAGGTTATATCTTGGGAAATCAGGTAACAAACGAGTAACAAAAAGCATAAAACAGCCCCTTTGCTACACAAATCTCGCACAACAAATATACTCAATTTTTATTATATACATATTGTGCAGCTTGTTGCTCTACCTCCTCATCCGTAGACACTCTAATTTGAAGCATCCAGTTTTCTAATTCTTTTTTGTTAAAGTAGGTTGATTTGCCTTTTTTATAATGAGGAACTTGTTTTTTACTGACGAGACAATATAAGCGAGATTTTGACAACCCGGTAAGTAAAGCTGCATCATCCATATTTAAGGCGCTTTTAGCTCCCAACAATAGATACTGCTTTATACTCTTTAATTCTTCATAAATATCTTGTTCCATATCCACCTAATTATTTAAAATGGCAACTCCTGTTGCCGTCCGTCAATATGATCTCTTTCCTTTGTTTTAAACCTCCGCCACGAAATAGGCGGATTCGGTTCCCTGTATTTACCCCGCGTGGCTCGGCGCCTGTCGCGCTGCGCCCGCAAAAACTGGAGCTTCCTCTTCGCTTGGTTGATCCGATGATTGCATATGCCATGTATAATTATCATCAGTTCTTCCCGGCTCAGTTCATTTGTCCATACCGTATAGTCGGCGATAGTTGGCCGCCCTTCCGCCCTTCTCCCCATTTGCTTTAATCGAAATAAGTTGCTACCTTTGGAGTGATGTGTCAAAGGTGGGGCTTGAGAGCGCCACAAACGCAAAGGGCTCCGGATCAGGGAGCCCTTTACATTGCCGGCTTGATTCCGGTAAAGGCGATCATAACTATTATTGCCAGTATTACGACCAGCCAAACTATTATGGTTGTAGGCCTTTCATTATATTGCTTTTTCATAATTTCTTCTCCGTTTTCTCCAGCTCTTCAAGGACGGCATCAGCGTATGATACGGCATCGGCTGCTACGGCTTCGAATACTGGAAGGTTCTCATTTTTCTGCATTTTATCTTGATTTTGCGAGAATCTCGATATTTCAACAATTCGAACTCGAATTGTACCACTTCGGTTTTGGGAATCTTGTAGTGAAGGTTATTTCATTCACTTCCTCGCATTCGATCATATAAGCCTCCGGCCATAGCCCCTTTATTTGCTCGACATTTTCGGCATAGGCGACAATAACGAAAGCGTCGACGCTTTCGCCCGTACACCAATACGGATACTTGATCGGCCATTTAACTGGCCGATAATCGTTACCGCAATCTTTGAATTTGATATAGAATCTTGCTCGTATCATTTCTCCCTCTTTTTGAAATGTTCGATAATCTCCTCAACCGTGGCCTTACGGGCGGGGATACCGACCCGATGCTCCAGCAAGCATTTTTCGAAGCTCCCAATGGGTGCATACAGCCCTTGGTTTACCCATGCCTTCGCTTCCTCCGCGATAAACCACTGCTCGCGGTCGTTCTCGTCGTTCATCGCCGCCAGTGCCTTAAACAGCTCGATATTCTCGCCGCAGTCTATGGCAGGGTGTCCTTTGGCAACATTTTCAGCCTTGAACTGGTCGATGGAATATCGGGTTTCCTCGTCGTAGTCGCAGATCCCGTGCACCTCGTAAGCGATTTTAAGCCGATCAATCCCTCTGCAATGCAGGGTGTTACAGCCGTCAAATAGGCAGCAGGAGCATACGTAATACCCGATTCCCTTCAGCCATTCGGTCAGCTCCTTTCGCTTTTCCGCATCCTCGACACGGACAAAGCATGGGGTTGTAAATTTCATACTATTTCACCAATTCAAATTCGTAAACCACCACCCACGGGTTCCGATCCCACGTTCCACGGCCGGACACCTTGTCGATTAGTGCGGCGAAGGCTCGCCTGGGTGATTTATAATCACAGATCAAAAATTGTTTTGTGTCTTTAAAATAGTATGGGTATTCTAATGCTTGCGAACCTACACGCACTCCTTCCTTTACGCAATCCTCGTCCGAAATATCCTGCAACCGCTCGCAACGGATTCCCGTGATGCGGATTTGGTGAGGCATCAGGTCAGCACGGACGAACATTTTGTTAGTACTTCCGGGCACAAACGCCAAATCCGTAAATTTCTGCACCATATCGTTGTAGCATTGCGACACGGCCACGACTTCGCCGAGCTTATAGCGGGTATACTTCGAGTGCCTGACATCAATAAAATCCCCGTATTCGTTTTCATAAACCAAGGTGTTGCCTCTCGTGTCCCACGTAAGTCCGAAGAACTCATCAGGAATCAACCGTCGCGTCATGGTCTTTCGCCCCTCGATGACCGCATTCGTCAGTCCGTAGCGGTCGTTAAACATTATCTTCTGCATGGTTATTCAGTTTTAAGTAATTCCGGATTGTCGTGAATATTGCCGATGAGCTTTGCATCATGCTTCCGAAGTGACCAGTGCAACCCCCAAAGACGGCCCCCGTTAAAGGGTATGATATAATACGAACCATCTTCATAAAGAACCCTACCAACTATCTCTGCATTGAAGTCGGTTTCGGGAATACACATTATGTCGTCCTTCCAAATATCCTTGCCGTTCATGTCTTGCAGCCCCGTGTACTGGCCGACGGTGTTAGGATCTACTTCTACCGCAGCGACGACGATACGGCCGTCATCGTTATCTTCAATCGTGGTCTCACTCGTTGCGTGGTAAATGAAGAACCTCCCTTGATTTTCAATCAAATCTCCATACTCCCACTTCCTATTGTCGAGGCGCTTGCCTCTGAATTTACCATCTCGCATAACTATTCTTGTTTGAGGTTGTTAATTCTGTCGATCTCGACTTTCAAATTCATCTCTGCACTACGCACATCCCGTTGCAATTCCTCCAGTCGAGCTATTTGCTCCTCGTCCATCCGCGGGCATCCCCGCAGCCAGCTGTCGTAATTCGGGGTGTTCAGTTTGCCGTCACAAATCCCTCCGACACGCATACAGTAGTCGTAGTACTTGATGTATTCCTCCTTCGGAGCGTCTCGGTCGATGTCCGTCAGCATATCGGCCATGCTCACGAATAGATCGCCGACCTCTGCAATTCCTCCGGGGTCGTCGCCTACCCACGCATCCGGCTCATAATCGTAGCCGTGCTTTTCGCAGAAAGCGGCCACATAGGCGTTGCAGGCCGCATTGTAATTCAGTCTCAGTTCCTCGCGTGACATTCCATTTGCCGTGAATATCTTGCTTTCCCTTTCTGCGATCATCTCAATTCCTGTTTTCATTTTTTCTTTCTCGTGTTGAATTTTACCATCAATTTGTTCGCGTTTCGCACATGCTTGCGCATGTATTTAGCGAAATCTTCGTCTGCCGATTCAACCCCTCCCTCTGCCATTGCAATTACCTCGGCAAGGGCTTGAAATTCGTCATACGTCATAAACACATAGCCGCCTTTAGGTTTTGTGTGGTTCATCTTCTCTTCCACAGTAGTTTGGTTTTAATGACTTAATCATTTTCGTCGTTATCGTCATCGGGATAGCTCACATCCTCATAGTCCACGCAGAAGTCAATGATGTCCCGTCCCTCGTCAAACATTCCTTCGTCCCGGCACTGCTCGTATTTCCGGCAGTTATAGCAATAACAGTCGTTTATCGGTCTGTTGGTTTTCATCACTCATACGGGTTTGTGGGTAAATCGTGAACGCTTACGGCCAGCCCGGCGTCCGCCGCCGTTGATCCACATGTCATCAAATGCCTCCACTGCTTTCCGTCGCATCCGCTCCTCGGCTTCCTGCTCGGCAAGCTCGGCTGTGTGGGTCATTGCCAATCTCAACCGCCTTTCAACGTGGTCAGGCATATCAACTGTAAGGTTGTTTATGCACCCGTCGATAAATTCCCTTGCTTTTTCGCTTTTCATGGTTAGGATGTTTTAGTGTAACGCCCACGTCTTGTGCATTGCAGCGATCAGGTCTATATACCCTTTGTATTCCTCCATCTGCTCGGGACTATAGCCTTCGGCCTCGCCAATTTTTCGGAAATGCTTCTGCCACTCGGAAATGGTGTAGCGTTTGCAGCCTATTTGAATAACATCCTCACCCCAATAGGATACTGTATGACGAGATGCGCTGATAAATAGCGATTTCGGAACATCGCACCCGTAGCCCAGTTCGCACCCGTGGCCCAGTTCGCACCCGTCGCCCAGTTTGCACCCGTCGCCCAGTTCGCACCCGTAGCCCAGTTTGATATTGCGCGCCTCAAATTCGGAGGATAATTCAGAAAGTTCATTGTACTGAAAGGGTGTCCAGCCTTTGCCTGAAACCCAGAGATAAATTGTTTTCATGGTTGGTTATCTTTGTGCTTAAATTTTAAAACAGTTTATGGATTAAAATACAACCACCATTGACGGGAACGGAGCACTATTTTTTTGGCCCCCGAATTTTAGCCTCCCCTTTATAAATCTAATTTCCCGTGCTTTGTGGTAAATAAATTCGTGAAAATATCGAGTATCTGTACGCGCCGGAATCAACATTACAACTATTGTGTTAATTTTTTGTGCCTCCATGCAGCATTTACGAACCCATGCGTATATATCCCGACCGTATGGCGGATTGCAAAAAACAGTATTCCCGCCCCAATCTTGTCGGAGCCCGTCCTGCTCTTTGGTGTAGAATTTAACACACTTAGCATTATGCGGGGTGGCGCAAGGATCAAGTGTAAAATTAAATTCACTATTGAGTTTATCATAGAAATCCTGTGGTGTAGCCCATAAATCGGTCTTAGATGAAAACATCGTTTCTGTATTCATAAATTAGTTTTTTTGTGTTTAACTTTCCGATTAGGTATACAGGAGATCCAGCCCCAGAACGGTATGCGCCGTTTCAAGTAGTTCGGATCATCCTCGTGGTTGTATGCCTCTGTCTCGAAGCAGGTGTAGTAGTACGCGCCCGGATAAGGCGGGATAATCACTTCGATCAGCCACGAAATGCCGTAGCAAATCCATCCGGCGAAGAGAATGCCGACCACCGTAAGCGCCCAGCCCCACCAAGCGAAAGAGCAGCTTATGGCGAGTGGCAGGAGGATTGCAGCGAACAGCACGGCCAGTTCGATCTGCTGGGCGCAGTGGATTCCTTCATGGCGGCGCGTAGTCTCGTCCAAATGTCGGTCTTTCGGCTTGCGGGTGAATGCGAATGCAAGCCATGTTACCCAACTGAATCCCTTGAACGGGATCAATTTGTTGTGAACCTCGATAGGCAGTTTCATAGGGTTAATTCATATCCGTTAGTTACCACTCCATCAACTGCTTCGACAAGATTATTCAAGAGCGACGCCCCGAAGCAACTCCATAGGATGCCATATACGCCCTTATATTTGATCTCTGAATATTCTTTGCGGTTGTATTGGATGTTAAGGTAGAACGGAACACCCTCATCATCCTCCATGACTTTCGGCAACACCGCCAGCAGGTCGGCGACAGTAAAGGCGGGGATAAAAGATTCGGGAAATTCTTGATAGGCCAGAATCTTATCCAGCTTACACTCCTGCCAAATTTTGAGCTCATAGTTTTCTTCGTCCACTGTACCACAAACCCATCCCCATTCCCATACCATGCTCGCCTTATCTGCGGGCACTCCCAACTCGATCAGCCGCTTCGACTGCTCGATGCTCGTTACTTGGTCTGTCATAATTTTTGCTGTTTTATAATAAACTCCATGGGATTAGGCATGCAATCTGTATCATAAGATCGGCATTCTGTTATTGATTTACCTTGGTAGTTACAGCGTTGAGCCTTTGCACGACGAGAAGCAATACTTTGTTTTACGGCTACGCTGTCGTATCCTAAGTTCCATCCCCTACGACGTAACTCTAAATTTTCTATGCTCACATTTCGCAGATTGCCGTCGAGATGATGCACAACATAACCATCGGGTATTGCCCCGAAAGTAATCTCCCAGATATGGCGAGCCACATTACGTAGCTTTCCGTCTATTCTTTTAATCAGAACACCTTTAGCCAAATATCCTTGGGTATTTTTACGTCGATGCACACGCGCTGCTGTGCATTTAGACAAAGCCGCCATGCTCATCCAGTCCCGCTGGCGACGTCCTTTATTATGAGGCACATGACCTGATTTATATTTACCTTTATTGGGCATAGCAGCTATTTTATGAAGATGCAATTTAGACTTGTTCAATCCCAAACGAGATGCTTTGTTAGCAATGGAATTCACAGAACGACCGAGCAGAATAGATATATTGGAATTCTGCATGTCAGAATAAAGTTCCTTGAGCATCGCCTCCTCTTGTGGAGAGTATTTTATATTCGTTTTTTTCATCTTTCAATCGAATTATTTGTGAAAAACAAAGGGGATTATTTAATATGTTTGCTACTAAGTATATGGACGAGCACTCTTCTGTTAAAGTATCTTCATGAAATACAACACCTTGAATACCACGAACGCTGAGATTGAATAATAAAAAAGGAATGCTGCGACTTGATTTTTCAGAACAAATGTAAATGTGATCAATAGGACTGTAATTAAATAGCGAATAATTGTTACGCGATCTCCACCAATGACGTATCAACAGAGACCCGGTGCCGGCAGAGGGCTCATAGGTGATTTTGGCTGAATCTGACGAAGATATACGCAACAGGACATCCGAAATAGATTTTGGCGTAAAGTCCTGTTTCAAATCCTTGCGTTGTGCGTACAAGCTCTGATAAAAATCATAAAACCAATCATAGCTTAAATCATTCGCATACATATCACATATAGCCCGGTAAATAGGATCCCGGTCGGAATCGCCGTAAAAAAGAACTTCATTTAGGCGATATGGAATAGAATCTACGGTTTCGGCTCCCAATATGTCACATAGCTGTTTCATCAATTCAAATACTTTTTATGGCTTGATTTCACATTTTCAACATCCGTAATAGCATACAACGTCGTTGTTTCAATGTTCGAATGACCTAATAATTTTTGTACTTGATCTATCGGCATTCCGCGACTCAAAGCCATGGATGCGGTAGTCCGCCTGAAACGATGCGGATGTACGTCTGAGACACCGGCCCGCTTCCCTATATCATGCAGAACCTGCCGAACATAAGATGTGGATATATGATTCGATGACCGAGATGCAGGAAAAAGGTAACAATCTACGTGACCATGTGACATATGTGCCAGAACGGCCCGTTTCGCTTTGGCATTTAAATACACATAGCGTTCTTTACCGCCCTTCCCCAAAACCTTCATTTGCATATTCTGAAAATCTATATCCCTAATGCGTATTTGAACCAACTCCGAACAGCGAATCCCTGTTGAATAAAGAAGTTCTACCAGAGCATGTTCAAAATTATTTCTGACAGAACCCCGGATAGCTTCCATATCGTCATCCGTAAAGGGTTCCTTTACTCGTTTATCAACTCGAATAGATTTTATTTTAAGCATCGGATTGACCTGAACATATCCCTCTGATGATGCCCATGAAAAAAAAGACGATAATACACGTCGTTCATTATTCAGTGTCACTTTACTGACTTTGCCCAAAACACTACGCATGGCCAAATACCACCGCACAACATCCGAACTGATGCATTTAAGTGATTGATTCGGAAACTGGGTGGTCGTCGAGGCGAAAAACTGCTTTAAAATTTGATGGTAATACGCTATTGAACGAGGACTGAATCCTTCGACCGACTTGGCAACTAAAAAATTCTGAACGACAAATTGTGCTTCGGAAATACATTCCGGTTGATACGAAACTATAGAGGTTGAATGTTTTTCAATACGATAATCTGAGCAAACAAGTAAGAGGGATTCAACAATACGGCATACTTGATCCGTGGTAAAAAATCCCAAAAGCTCATGTTTTATCCGAGAAATATACTCTTCTTGACAACTCATTATTTGATTGTTATCCATCTTTTATTCGTTAAAGGTTAACTGAGGGGACTGGGGCTTTCAAGCGCCACAAATACACCCCATTCACACGCTCAAGAGTGAAATTATCTTTAAGAGAGCCGCCCAAACGACGGAATCGAATGTAGGCCATTGCTTCATCCCGTGTGTAATACTTTTCCCCGGATTGCACACTTGGCGGCCCGCCATCCTTAAGCGCCTTGTCGAGTTTTGCGTAACTGACAAAAGCCGTATAGGCATTCGTGTGTTTGAGGTATGCCTGCTTGCTTTGCATGGTAGCTATCAATCGGCGAATATCTTTCACGTTGTAGTCCTGCAACAGCCACACGGCCTGTGCTGCAGTTATGGGCTCGGGCATCGAAGCAATACATGGCGCGTTCGTGGCGATCCATTCTATGAGTTCCACGGCCTCCGTCTCTTTTCCCCCTACAACCCCCTTTTTAGTATCTACCAGTGTGTGTGTATATTCTTCTATTCTTTCTTTCTTATATTCTTTAGTTGTGGTTATTTGTTGGTTATCTGTTGGTTGTTTGCTGGTTGTTTGTTGGTTATCTGTTGGTTGACAACCATTATCAAAACCATCCTGTGCTTGTTGGTATAAGTCATAATTACAGACAGTTATGATAGTATATTTGCGTGTTCCCGACTTGGTTATAAACCCGCAATTATCCAGCTTGTCTATTGCGGTGCGTATTTGCATCTCCGAAAGTCCTGTCTCTTCGGACAGCTGTCCTCTGCTGGTTACCAATTGTCCGCGGTCAATGATTAAACCCTTCCACTTCTTGGCCCGGTAATTTGCCTTCAAAATGAAATGCAATGCCAGCCGTACGCAGTTCGTATCCGGATACCACTCCCAATCGAGGAAGCTGCGGTACATCTTAATCCAACTGTTATTTGAAGTGTTACACATTGCGAATTAATCGTTTGTAATAATTGATCTTATCGGACATCTCCGACCTCGACATTTTGAATACGCTGTGCTTACTGCGTTCAAGTTCTTCAACGACTGCAAGTCCGTATTTTCGGATCAGTACTTGGCGGTAAACTCCAATGCGACCAGCAGAATGCCTGTTGCAAACCCTGCATTGGGCGTGACAATTCCTTTCGTCCCATCTCGTAGACCTGTGAGCTCGGTCTATATAGTGCCCGCAATCGCATGTTTCAGGCGCTATGGGCGCCCCGCAGGTGATGCAGAAACCTCGCCCACCCGGACAGTCTCGATGACGTATAAAAAGGCTGAAAACACGGTCGTATTCCCGTTCTAAATCTGTCATGCGTTATAGCCTATTTGGCGCATCTGCTCCTTCTCGAAACTCAGTTGCGTACGTAGTATGTCTACTTGATGGACACACGTGCGGTTGATCCTGTCGAGCATGTTAACGACCTTGTTCTCCTCGGCACAGGACGCCCGAAGTATTTCTTTTTGGATACTCGGCGCCAGAGGTATCAGGTCTTTCAGCCGGGAGGCTTTCAGCATCGCCAACTCCTGTTCGTATTTCGCCTTCGACAGGAGATAGCCGCTACGCGCCATACGCACACTCAGTTCTGACATGCGCTGTGAAATTGCCTGCGGCTCAGTAGGCGGTTCTGCTTCAATGAAGAGCTGCATTTCCTCGATCTCTTTAAGTTCAGATGTATCCATGGCTTAGAAGGGAAGATCGTCGGGGTCAGATTGCATTTGGGAGGTAGTAGAGGTGCATGAAGCCTGGGATTCCCTGCGCCCCAAAATCCTGACCGTATCGGCCATGATCTCCGTGATGTATCGTTTGATGCTATCTCGGTCGGTATAGTCGCGGGTTCGCAACCGACCTTCGACGTAAATCTGCGCCCCCTTCTTCACGTATTTATCCACGATATCCGCGGTATTGCGCCACGCCACCACATGATGCCACTCCGTTATCTCCTTTACGGTTTTTGTTTGCCTGTCGGTGTAACGGTCGGTCGTCGCCACACTCAGGCTGGCAACCTTGGCGCCCCCGTCCAATACACGAACTTCGGGATCAGAACCTACATTCCCGATGATGATGACCTTGTTTACCATATTTTCGTTGTTGTTTTTTGGCGAATATTTTTAACCTGCGGATGGCATCCCACTCGCGCGTGGATTGTTCAGGGAGCGGACGAAGCATATCAATCGCCCGAATCACCCTGCGCATATCGGAATTGGATACATTCATTGCAGTGGTTTTTTAAAAGTAGTCTTGATAATAGTCTTGCTCGACCTGGCGGGCGGGAACAACACTTCCCCCGTCTCCGGATCCGCCAAGCCCGATGCAGGCATACTGCGCAGCATCATCTCCCGCTCTTTGATGTCCACTTTTAAAGCTTCAAGCGTTTCATACATATCTCGCAGTTTGCTGTCGCCGCACATAGAATAGTCGTATTTTACGCCCGATTCGGCCTCCTCCAGCCGGCAGTCCCCGAACTGGTGCGATTTGCCGTATTTGGCAAGCTCCCGCAGCGTGATGTCGCGCACGTAGGTGTTCTCCTTGAAGAGCTTGATGGCGGCCTCCATACGGCTGATATTGATGTGAGCCGTGATCGGGTCTACCTCCCCGTTTACAACCGAGGAGATAGCCCGGGCGGCCAGCTCGGCGGCGGGCGTCGATTCCCGCAGCAACATTACCTGTGCTTCCATATCACTTTGCATTTTTGCGTGCCTGACGATATGATTCGAAGAGCGCCGAGAAGCGATCCACGACTTCGGCATCGGCGTCGCGGTATTTCAGCAGGCGTGCCCCTGCGTCAAAATCTGCGGCATAGTTGTCAGTCGTGAGAACCCCGTACATCCATTTCAGCAGCTGATCGCAGGTGATAGGGTCATCCAGGTGTTCCATAGTAATTCGTTTGCGGGCAGGTGCCGGAGCGTTGGCCGGGGTCTCAGTGGATTGTACAGTTTTTGCACTTTGCGCAGCTACCCGGTTGGTATTCTCGGTTCGCCGCTCGTCCGTGTCTGCATCTTTTGTATCGTCGATGCAAAACAACCCGTTAAGGGCATATTTGCGAGCGTAGCTCGACGCTGTACCGGTGATTTGTGCCCCATCCATCCCTTTCTTGTCGAAATCTTCACGGGCAAAAGCAGTGGCCGTCGCCGATTCTCCGGAGGCGTTGGTGATGCGCGCCGTGGCTTTCACGTAGTAGCGATCGCCGACATTGACAATGTCATCGCAAAGGTTCAACGCGCATTCATGCGCTTTGAGCAGCGGTTTGACTGCTTCGAGAATATCCTCGCAGCTCCGATACTTGTATTTCCCGAAACTGTTATACTGCCCCTTGGGAGCTTTCAATTCCGACTGGATAGCGATTAACTCTTTCATAAGCCTACTCGTATTTAATGGTTATCACGGCTTTGCTCCGGTCGATGCCTATGCACCCTTCACGCACAACCTTATGGATTTCTTTATCCGCAAGACGTCGTGAGTACTTCGCGCTAAAGATGGTAATGTTGCCAATGGCAACTTCAATGATTGTCCTCATTGTTATAAATTGTTTCGTTTTGCGTAATTTTTCAACCGGGCCATATGCCCGGGCCATATCCGGCCGTCAATATCGGTGACATTAATAACCTCGATGCTGTCTTCACACCCGGTTTGCACCTCCTCGAAACATCCGGCGAAGACATCGTATCGGCGTTCATAAACAGGCATATAGTGATGCCTCGCCTGAATGTCATAGATTTTGTATGCAACCGAATAGACCCGGCCGTCTTCATCACCGCGCATATCCTTCTGAATGGCTTCGCGGATAGCCCGATAAATCAACTTTAGGTCTACCTCCATCAGCGTTCTGGCCCTCTGGGAGAATGTCGACCGCTGGCCAGTTATATGTTCGCTCGGAATATCATGATACTCTTCGAACGTCAGCACCGGGGACGTGGTTGTCGTGTAATATTGCGTGTTCATGGGCTATCGTATTTCAACCCGGTAAATACGGGGCTTGTTCTCGTTCTTCAATGCCCGGTAGATGGCCTTGGATTGTATCCGGACAGCCTTTGACCGCAGGCGGTATTGGGCTCGCCAAATGCGCCCCTTTATCGTCGTCCACACGCATTTAACCGTGATTTCCGTAAACTCATTCATGGCTTTCGAATATTGAGGTTAGCAATTTTCCAATCTCACTTGTACGGTGCTGATTGGATAGCACCCAGCCGAATACCACGGCAATCGGCGCTATGAACGCCAACAAGGTGATAAGATGTGCCATAGCGGCCTGTTTTAACGGTTGGACTTGGAGGGGAATACCCGGCTTACGAGTATGGTGCCGACAACGACAGCATACGCGGGATAGAGCACGCGGAACTGAGCAAGGAAACAGCCTAAAGCATGCTCCTCGCACGTGGCGCGGATAACGTTGGTGTAATCGACCCTATCAGATGAAAATAGGGGTTTGTTGGCCTTCAGATGGCAACGGTAGAATGCGGTGCGGCTTTTCTTCGCGCGCGGTGTGGTCTGGGTGTTATTTACCCGGGTACCACTTGTGTTGTTCTGTCGCATTTGTTGAACACAAGTTAGGTTAATGTATGGTATAAAAAGAGGGCGTGCCCCCTAATTCTTGCGACAGAACCACAACTACGTAGCGTAGAAGTGCAACGGGAACACGCCCAAAAGACGTTCGTATATTTCTAATGACTACGTAAAGTAGTTCTGTCGCAACAGCAAAGATAGAAAATCATTTCGAATCTGCAAAATTATTTGCCATCGGCATCGAAAAAAGGTATCGACGGCTTCTCCTTACGGGCGATTCGGTACATCATTTCAGCCTTTGCGCCGTTGATGATCTTACCCGCAATGTTAGCAATCTCCGATGCCTCTTTGATCTCGATCTCTCGTGCCCGAAGCTCTGCATACACGCGGCCCAAATCGGCCGTCAATTCCCGGATGTTCTTAATCTCTTTCATCGTTTTGTTGTTTTTTGATTTCTCGGTATAACTTTAGTTGAATACGTTTGTAGTCGATTGTTTCGGGGGTTACGGGGAGGTTGCAGCGCTTTAGTTTATCCATTAAATACCCGTCAGTCAGATTCTCGCGTTTCTTTCGGTCATACGCCCGGTACATTTCGAGATTAGCTGCGTAATACTTGCTGGCATTCGCCCGGTACTTTTCGAGATTAGCGGCGCGCCACTTACGGTGCTTTTCCCGCGCCTTTTCGGAATTAGCTGCGTAATACTTTCTGGCATACTCCCGACACTTTTCGGAATTGGCTGCGTAATACTTGCGGTCATACTCCCGACACTTTTCGGAATTGGCCGCGTAATACTTGCGGTCATACTCCCGGCACTTTTCGAGATTAGCGGCGCGCCACTTACGGTGCTTTTCCCGCGCCTTTTCGAAATTGGCTGCGTGCCACTTACGGTTATTTTCCCGCGCCTTTTCGAAATTGGCTGCGTGCCACTTACGGGACTGCTCCGCCTTGCATTGTTTGCAAATATGGCTATGACCTAATACGCATTCCTTATTCTTCGCAAACTCTTCCAACGGCTTTTCCTGCCCGCATTTGCGGCAGACGCGGGTAATGTCATCCATAATTTCTTACTTTTAGGGGTTATTCGTAGATAGGACGCCAGCCGACAATACTACTATGGCGGTAATACTATTGCGACGCAGGGAGGATTAGAACAGCCGCCCCTGAACATTATCATCCGGACGCCTCACAGCATCCGCCCACCGCTCGTGTACGAACATCTTTTCTACGCGTTTTATCGTTTTTGATGATGAATAGGTGCATGCTTTGTCAATACTCGCAAAGCATATAAAGTCGTCCGGCATGGAATATTCCGAAACGAACACCGGGAATTCCATGCTGCGCAGCCATCTATAAAATCGTTCATGGTCGAAATCGTCGATATACCCCGACGTGTTAGCATACGGCGGGTCGCAGTATACCGTCGCGCCCGGCGGTATAGCAACATCGCTGTAATCCTTTCCAGACTTTGCAGACTTTCCAGTCTTTCCAGACTTTGCAGACTTTGCAGACTTTGCAGACTTTCCAGTCTTTCCAGACTTTGCAGACTTTGCAGACTTTCGTTTAAGGGCGCCCACGGAATAGTTAACGCCGGTAAAATTTCTTGCAACTTCTCGTATTGTTCAGAGGATGGCAACATCCATTGAGATTCGCTAAAATAATGCCTACCCATATAATTCCCAAGGCGTCGGTCGACATCTTTTTTCGTAAGACCGGATAATTTCAGGGCGTTCTGTAAATATTTTCGCAAATACGCTGATTTAACCCGAAAAACATCTGTATGTATCGCCTTTGTATTCAATGTGCCGTCCGCATTGTATTGAGGTGCCACGTCGCACGCTGCGCACAACTTCAGCACCTTTTGCGTCAGCTCTCCTATTTTATCACGGACTTTTGCAAATTCCCGGACAAATCCTTTCCATGCCAACCGCGCGCTCGTGGGCGTTCCCGCGGAAAATATCGCGTGCATGTGTTTTTTGAACCGCTCAACCTCCGGAGCATACATATATGTCTTCATATCGTTCCCAAAGCTCCAGCAAAGACGCACGTAGGGGTCGTCATCTTTGAGACGGAGGAAATCCTCCCGACTGATCCATCGACATTCATTCCGGTATTTCCCATCGATGGCATCACGGAAGACTTGGGGATATTCCGTAATATCGTTTGCAATGAAACGTCCGAATTTACCAGACAATATGGCAGCGTGAGTTACCGCACATCCTCCGGCGAACAAATCCACGAACGTATGCGACGCGGGAAGATTCGAAATAACCCATTTCGCAATACTATTCTTAGAACCCTTATAAGGTAATCCGTAATTCATAACTAATCTAAATTCAATGCCATCCTCCGCGACCTCTCGGCATTCTTGAGGTAGCGTGTTTTGTACTTCTCATTGGCCTTGTCGGGTGTAACCCAAAGCACCGTGTTGTTGTCGAGCCGTAAAGGCACCAGTCCTTTGTCTTTGAGCTCTTGAAGATATTTATTCATGGTCGTTTGATTGTATCCAAAAGAAGCGGGGGCTTCTTACTGCCCCCGCGGTGGCGGCGTTACTGTGCTTCGCGCCGCCGATTTGCGTTCTTTATCTCCCGTTTCGTGGGCTTAGCCCGCCTCGGCCTTGCTACTTCCTTCACGCAGCCTCGGATTGTCGAGGGATATACCCTCTGTCAGCTTCCGTTGTGACAGACGCCCAAGCGCCCGATCAAACTCACAACATTAGGGCTAGAACCCCGTTGAGCTACCCGGATTCGAACCGGGAGTACCGCCTCCAAAGGGCGGTGTGTTAACCATTACACCATAGCTCAATAAATGCCGCCGACATCTCCACTCACCCACGCCACCGCGTAGGGCTTTAATGCCGACGGCACACCATCCGCGTGCTTCACAGCAGGCCAATGGCAAATACCAAACTTAAAATGCGATTTGCGGATTATTGGCAGGAATCCGCTACCTGTGGCATATAGTACTCGTTAAACTGTGTCGGCCGTCCGTCTTCCGTAACGGCCCTCTGTTTGTTCGAGCAAATGGAATATCCCATTTTCCGGAGCCGACTGATGATCCGGCGCAGCTCCGTTGTGTGGTACAGCCTCTCAGCCTTGCGAACAGTCAGCCTGCCGCCGGCCTTGAGATAGGCCAGAATTTTATTTTGAGGATCGTGTTTCATGGCCTTTGATGTATTTGCCGCTTTTCCCACGGGTACGGTCGAATTTCCTGAGCCTGCCTTCCAGTTCGTCGATGCGCTTGTACAGGGTATCACGTGCTTGAGTGAGCGCCAATACCTCGTGTTCCCGCTCGATAAGGCGTCCATCCGCTTCATTGCGCTCGCAAAGGCATGTAGCAAGCCGCACCTCCAGGTCTTCGATCCGTTTCCACATTTTCCACCTGGGCGTCAGGTCGAAGCATAGAAATCTCCTCTTCCTCAAAGTGTTCTTCTCCATAGTATAATTGTTTTAAGGTGTTGCAAATAAGCCCGCGCGCACTGTAACTTTAAACTCCATTTCAAAACTGCGCCACCGAAAAACGCACGCGGGCAAGATGCAGACCTCACGCCTAAAATGAAATAACCCACTGCTGAAAGAACGGTGCGCAAGGTCTGCCATAGAGCCTGGATAGGCAGTCAAGCCACACCAGGCGTAATAATCAATACGGCTCTCCGGATTACTCCGGGTCATCGCTCGTTCATTGGTATTTATCTGTTGCCAGCCCTTCTGCGCCAAGTCGCTCGCCGGGTTTTACATCCGCTCGGATGGTTCTCGTGTATCAATGTGTCAAAGAACACAGAAATTGCTTTTGCCTTGCGGCGGGGTTAGTGCCAGCAATCAAACCCCTCACCTATGCGGTGGCTATCTTGGAAGTGCGGCAGGATTCGAACCTGCAACCTGCGCCCGGAAATGCAAGGTCTTTCAACCTCTGTGCTTCTATTTCGCATCCCTGCACCGCTCTACCTTTGAGCTACACACCTCGTGCTGTTATTTGTCCTTTACCTTCTCAACCTTCCACGTCTTGTGCATGGTGGCGATCAGGTCTATATACCCTTTGTATTCCTCCATCTGCTCGGGACTATAGCCTTCGGCCTCGCCAATTTTTCGGAAATGCTTCTGCCACTCGGAAATGGTGTAGCGTTTGCAGCCTATTTGAATAACATCCTCACCCCAATAGGATACTGTATGACGAGATGCGCTGATAAATAGCGATTTCGGAACATCGCACCCGTAGCCCAGTTCGCACCCGTGGCCCAGTTCGCACCCGTCGCCCAGTTTGCACCCGTCGCCCAGTTCGCACCCGTAGCCCAGTTTGATATTGCGCGCCTCAAATTCGGAGGATAATTCAGAAAGTTCATTGTACTGAAAGGGTGTCCAGCCTTTGCCTGCAACCCAGAGATAAATTGTTTTCATGGTTGGTTATATTTTGTGTTTAAAGTCCGTGGTTGTTAGCCCATATCACGAGTTCGGCAAGCGTTGTCGACCCTGTGCGACGCATAGCGTTTCGTTTGTGTGTTTCGACCGTCAACTGGGAGAGTGACAGTATTTCGGCAATCCGTTCGGTCTTACATCCCTCTTTATATAGGCGGACAATCTCTTTCTCCCGCATTGTCAGGTTAGTATTAAACTCTGGGTTACAGATTACTTTATAGTATTTGCACTCCCCCACCAGCGGACAAGCAACATTCTCGAAGTTGAACCGGCCTAATTCGTCCACATCGGGCACTTTGTCGTACATCCCGAAGTTGCAGCGGATAAACCGGTGTGCGCACCTGTATTTGAAATAGGGGGCATTCACCTTGCTCTTATTGTAAATCTCCGACAGCGCCTTGAATGCCTGCGGGTAGTCAATCTCAATTACCGAGAATAATGCGTCGGTGAGCTCCTTTTCTTCTTCCATATATGTGCGGACACCCTTTTCGTCGCGAATCTGCACCTCTCCTTCGGGTGAGTTAAAAAACTCTACGTTATTTAACCTTTGCATGGGTACCTTTGTATGGATAATCTTCTGGGAATAATGCGTCGCCGGGGAACCTATTTTCAGAGAATTTATATACACAGAATGCTATGTTATCCCTGTCTGACTTGTCAGGACGGGTGTGTCCGTGCGCCCATCGCCATATTGTTGTCCTGTCCTTTCCTGTCACAAGACGAATTTCTGCCCACAACTTACTTTTGCGAGTCTTCCCAAGTGTAGAAACATATTCTTGGAACGGCAACTTTACAGCGCGCTGATTTGCAGTATTCATATTCATATTATTTGTCCAGTATTGCCATGATCCGCTCAATGCAGGCGGCCTGCTCCTCGAGTAGTGCCGTCAAGCGGTCAGTCGATTGAATTACTTCGTTCATATTGCATCGTGCTTTAGTCACCATAGTACATTCCTCGGACACCATAGAAACCTGTCGGCACTTTCAGCAGTTCGGGGCGGTACTCCGTGGCCTTCGGCTGCTCCGTCGGGCGGTTCTCGATCTTCGCGGTCAGCATCGCCAACTTCTCGTTGCGCCAAGCCTTGCGCAGGCAATCCCCCAAACTCTTGCCCGGCTGTACCTTTTTAAGGTACCAGGCGTTCTTCATGATCTTCGATTTGTCGTAAGTTGCTTTCATCGCGTTGTCCGTTTTTATTACCTTCAAAAAGGTACAATCGTCAAATATTCAGTCCCCACGCTTGCGTTTTTCATCTTAAATCGTATATTTGTATCAGCTTTGTGGGTTTCACATTGCAAATATAGAATATAATTCTAAGAATTCGATGATTTTCTTAGAATATTTGCATAAATAATATTTATACGATTTTAAAATAATATTAAGCCTCTGATATCATGACCCTTAAAGAGAGAATCCAAGCGTATTGTCAGTATAAAGGGATTTCTGTTTCGCAATTTGAGAGACAGGCGGGGCTTTCAAATGGATATTTTAAAGAGGGGAGCAAAATGCCTCGCCCTGACAGAATCTCTAAAATTCTAAACAAATTTCCTGACATCAATAGAAACTGGCTCCTATACGAAGAAGAGCCCATGCTCAAAACTACCGACCAACCTGTCAGCCAAGGAGGCGAAGACGTCACGCCAACGAAAGCTGAACTAAATAACCCAAAAACTATGGAGAGATTCTTAGATTCACTACTCCGCCAAAACGAGGAGTTGATTCGGCAAAACGGGGCTTTAATTGACCTGTACCGAGAAGAGAGAGCGAAAAGCAAGGGCGATGTCGCCCAAAAAAAAGAGGCATAGCGGTATTCTAATTAGACTAATGCCATCTTCATTAGAGCGGAAGCAATATGATAAAATAGAACCACCCAAAATAAGCTCCATATAATCGAGCTACACATTTAAAGGAGATTACGGTCTCCTTTAAAAATGACCGGGGCGCCCGCAGACCAAAACATAAAAACTTCGGATTATTTCAATAGCACAAACAAATTTTATACATGATGGATTACTACTTCGAAGAACCAGCTCCCATAAAATATGATTTGCTATTCGAGGAAGTAGCAAGATATGCAGTCAATAATGGAGGCATATCCACAACAGAAATTCAGCGAAAATTTGAAGTTGGATTTAATCGGGCTGGGCGCATTATGATGCAATTAGAGAGTGCTGGCATCGTTGGTCAACAACAGGGTATCAATCCTCGAAAAGTATATTTTGATAATATTACATCGTTAGAAAAATACCTTGCGGCAGGTGATTATCATCGAGCTTCCCTGTCTGCAGAAGAGCAGGAACGACAGAGGATATTGTTTCAACAAGAACAAGAAGAGCGTGAAAAAGCCGAGATCGCCGCGCGTATTAAAGAAAAATATCGCATACGTCAACTTGAAAAAATCGTACGGCAAGAATTGATCGACAGCGGAGAACTATTCGGTGATGAGCCAAAGCGGCCGCCAATTCCCAGGGAAATAGTAGATGCAGTATATAAGCGTGATGGTGGCCGATGCGTATACTGCGGATCCACACAAAACTTACAACTCGATCACATCATACCTTTTTCAAAAGGCGGGGCGACCACATTAGAGAACATGCAGTTGCTTTGCCAAAAATGCAATGTTGAAAAGTCGAATAAAATAGGATAACATAGTCATTTATGGATAATTATGTTAGTAATATATGGACAGCAATAAGTGCCATAGCCACAGCATTAATGGCAATAGCTACATTTGTTACTATATATTACAATGGAAAACGGTGGCGTAAAGAAGATAAAAGACGCGAATACGATGAAAGGCCTCGATTGGTTTACAGCATTTTTTGCCATGAAAACCTTTATTCGATAAAGATAATCAATGCCGGACTGCGAACTGCATACAGTATACAGTGGAGGATAAGTTCCGATTTCGATGATTTATTTTCGAATTATCAAGATATACAGTCAAACCTTCGTAGTAGTGACGTAAGCGGCAATATACATTTATGCCCCAACGAACACTTTTTAATACCGCTTTTCCCTATTAATCTTGTAGAATATTTGGCAAAAGACAAACCTACTAAAATTGAAAAACTATGTACCGTTGTCGATAGTGAAAAATATGATTCGATACAAAATGAGGCTTTGAATGGTACAATTCATTTACGAGGGCAATATAATCGTCAATATCCTATAGATGAAAATTTTGTTATTAAACAATATTTAAGATTAACCTAAGTATCTAAATCTGTCGAAACAGTGGATTGTTCTTTTTTTTGGGGACAATCCATTTTTTTTGCATTTTCTTCAATCTACCTCTTGTTATTAAAATGCCTGCTCCCACCTTTGCCCTGAGAGATTGTTTTTCATGGCAGAAGGGAAGCTGACGATAAAGCAGGAGAAGTTCTGCAACAAGTACCTCGAGTGCGGCAACGCATCCGAGGCGTATCGCTTTGCGTATGAGTGTTCGAAAATGAGCGATGAAACGGTATGGAAAAGATCGAGCGAGCTACTTCAAAACGGGGAGGTTACGGGGAGGGTAAAACAACTTCAAGCCCAATTAGCCGAAAAAGAACTTATCACCAAAGAGGAGCTAATCCGGCTTAATGTATCCATCATTAATGCCGACGTACTCGACTTTGTCGATGCCGACATGGTTGATATGAAAACCGAATATGGCGTACGGCAGGTTCCCTCAATTTCTTTCCAAGACCTAAAATCTCTTCCGCCTGAAAAACGGCGTTTAATCCAGTCCATAAAGATTGACCGTTCAGGTAGCCCCGTCGTGGAATTGATGGACAAAAGCAAGGCGATAGAAACCATCAACCGCATGCTCGGATACAATGCCCCGGAGAAAACTGCCAACACTGACACTAAAGGTAATGACCTTCCGCAGCCGACATTCAATACAGATCGTTTCTTTCAATTAATACAAATGAGCAGGAGCGATGACTGATTATTCCAGTGTAGGTAACTTCTTGTTGAAGGAAGGGTGTTTGGCATTTACGGCTGTAATGTTCGAGGCTGTGAACAAACAACCTTTTCGGATTGCGCCCCATCATCGAATAATATGCCATAAACTCGACCAAGTACTCCGTGGAGAACACCCGACTAATAGGCTCATGTTTAACATTCCTCCGCGACATTCTAAAACAGAGTTAGCCGTCGTGTCTTTCTCTGCGATAGGATTTGCCATCAATCCGCGTTCCGAGTTCATGCATCTTTCGAGTAGCGATCAACTCACTACCCGGAATGTTACGAACATACGGAGGATCATGGAGGATCCCAATTACCGCGCATTCTTCCCAAATGTCGAACTGTCCAACAATGCCAAAGGAAGTATATCCACCTCAAGCGGGGGTGTAATGTATGCGGCTCCCTTTATGGGTCAAATAACAGGGTTTGGATGCGGTAAACTGGGAGCACAAGAATTCAGCGGTGCAATGAGTATTGACGACCCGATGAAGGCTCAGGATAGCTACTCCAGTACTACCAAAGAGCGTATTGGCGAACTGTGGACTTCTACATTCAAGAACCGTCTTAATGACGTTCGTACCCCGGTCATTGTAACAGCTCAAAGGCTCGCTCCAGATGATTTTTGCGGATACTTATTGCAGCTTGAAGGCACGATAGAGGAAGGTGGAGAATGGGATGTTGTCAAATTCCCCGCAATCTTAGATGCAGGGCTACCTACCGAACGTGCACTTTGGGAGGATCGATTCGCGCTTGATAAATTAAAGCGATACCAAGAAGCGGATCCCTTCATATTTGAGACCCAGTACATGCAGAATCCCAAGCCTCTTGAGGGATTAATGTATCGTGAATTCCGAACATACGACGTTATCCCCTACTCCAAAGATTGCACGCATAAGAATTACACCGATACAGCAGATACGGGAAGCGACTATCTATGTTCGATATGTTACGACGAATTACCCGAGGGAAATTATGTGACCGATGTGCTCTACACAAAAAAGCCCATGGAGTATACCGAACCCAAGACGGCCGAAATGCTTGCAAGGAACAGGACGGAATGGGCTAATATTGAAAGCAATAACGGAGGGCGGGGCTTTGCGCGCAATGTAGAACGCATCCTTCGCCAGATGAACATTACCCACACAACGGTTAGTTGCTTTTCCCAGACCGATAATAAGCAGGTACGCATATTTACCAAGTCAGCAGACGTCAACAACATGACATTTTTCCCGACAAATTGGGATAAGAGATGGCCGGAATTCTATCAGGCCATTATGGGATATATGAAGGAAGGGGGCAATGCGCATGACGATGCCCCCGATGCGCTGACCGGATGCTTTGAAAAGCGCAGCACACCGATACAAGACGATGATTTAAGTGATATTAATATTTGGTAAACAATGAACTTTTTAGATCGCCTTTTTACATTTTTCCAAAATAAAACGCTCAATGCATTAGGTGTTGAGCGGGATTTAATGGAGCTTATCAAGGCAAAAGACATCAGTCAGGCGATGTCTTTGATGGAAGACCATGACGCGGAAGCAATGCAGGCAATATACGAGTACAATCCGAAACTTCACGCCATAATGAAGCGTCGAAATAAAACGAGAAAGGGACAGGAAGATTACCGCACGGAGAAATTGCCCCGCACTCGACAGCGTTATATAAATGAGGTAGAATTGTTCTTCCTGCTTGGAAATCCGATAAAATGGAAGGTATCCGACGAATCCGGTGATGCCGATGCATTTTCGGCTTACAAACAATTCCTTCGAGAAATACGATTCGACAGTAAGATGCGACAGGCTAAACGGCTGGCCGGAGCAGAAACCCAAAGTGCAAAGCTGTATCACATTTACAGGGACGAGGCAACGGGGCTTCCTTGGGTGAAAATAGTTGTGCTGTCGAAGTCTAACGGATATACCTTGCGCCCCATGTTCGACCAATATGGTAATATGTTGGCATTCGGGTGTGGGTATTATTTGAAGGAGGGCGCCGGAACAGTAGAGCATTTCGACATTCACACACCCACTTTTATATTCCGGGGAAGAAAAGCCAAAATAGGTTGGGATGTGACCCCAGTGCTTAATCCGACTGGTAAAATTAACATCATTTATTACAAGCAAAATACGGCATGGGATGGATTGCAGCCCCGAATTGATCGGGAAGAAAGTATTGACTCAAAAACCGCAGACACCAACAATTACTTTGCGGATCCAATGTACATTGCCACCGCAGCGGTTATCAAAAATCTTCCCACAGTTGATTCTCCAGGGAAAGGGATTAAGTTGTCAAGCAAAGATGATCGGTTTGAATACCTTAATCCACCTATGTCGTCTGAAACGAGGCAGCAGGAAAAGTCGGATTTAAAAGAATCTATACTTTTCGATACTTTCACTCCGGAGTTCACCCCAGAAAAAATGGTCGGATTGGGGACTTTGTCCGGTGAAGCCATTAAGCGCGCAATGGTTCTCGGATATATCAAGCGTGATAATCGAAAAGAGATATACGACGAACTCGTCGACCGGGAAAAGAACCTAATCTTGGCGATTATGATGAATGTAACTCATATCCATATGAGAGACAAACTCGCCACCCTCAAGATCGAGCATGAATTTTCGGAGCCCTTCAACGAAGACATTACTGCAAGGTGGCAATCCATAGGGAAAGCCTATGCAGATGGAGTGCTTTCACTTGAGGAATCTGTAAAATTAATGGGTGTTGCAGATAATTACCAAGAGGAAATCGAAAGAATTAGGCAAATGAAAGAAGCCTCTGCCACAAGCATCTACGAGGATGCAAAAACAAACCTTTCGACCAAAAAAGACGAGAATTCAAGTATCAATACCCCGACGGAATAAAACTTTTAGAACAATGACGGCTATTATACATCAATTTGATCCGCAAATTTATCCTCGGTTAATTTGGGTGGTAATAGGTGAAAAAAGCGCATCTGCAATAAGCGATAGGTTTGAAAATATAACAGATATGGACGACACATCTGCGGCGGATACGCAGAGTACATACGACATCACAAATAAAAGGGGTGGAGTTCTTATCAGGTTCGCCACAAAGGCGAACGCTCAAAATATCCAGTACGTTTGCCACGAATCTACACATGCGGCTATGGAGATATTCGATTATATCGGTGGACGCATTGATTGCAGTAACCAAGAGCCATTCTGTTATTTGGTCGGCTGGATATCTGAATGCATAAAAGAGGCTTTGAATTACCGTACAAAAAAAGTATAAATTTCCATCCTGCCCATTGTTATTAAAATGCCCGTCGAAATCTTTGCAACAGAGATTAATTAAAATAATATGAAAGAAAAACTTTTAGCACTGCTCCAAACCAAATTTACGGGGGTGGACAATGCGATCCTCGACCGAATCGCAACGAAAAAGTCGGAGAATGTAACGGACGAAGCACAATTACCTACCATAGCAGAGGGGATTGGCTTTCAGGACGTGTTAACCAGCTACGGCGACTACCGTGCAGGGGATGCGCAGCAGACCGCAGTCAAGAACTACGAGAAGCGGCATAACCTCAAAGACGGGAAGCCTATCGAGCAACCTGCCACAGGGGAGCGGCAGGCGAATACTCCTCCCAGTAGCGAAGAGCCCGAATGGTTCAAAGTCTACAAACGCCAGCAGGAAGAGCGTGAAAATGCTGTAAAAGCAAAGTACGATGCCTTGGAAGCAGCGCGTGTAAAGGCCGAACGGGACACACTTCTTCGCTCAGCAGCCAAAGCGGCAAACGTCAATGAATCAGCGTTAGACGACATCCTCGCGCTCGCTTCTGCGATGAACGAGGAAAAGCCGGACGAAACGAAGATCAAAGAAAAGTTCGCGGCTATACAAACGCGATTCGTTGCCGCAGGGCTTGAGGGGCAGGAAACGGCATTCCCCCTCTCCACATCTGAGGCTCAAAGCAAAGAAGAGGCCAAAATGTGGGCTGAAAATCTGCCGGATGCAAAATAAAAACAATAACAAACATGGCTATTAAATTCGAAAAGACACAAGTTAAGGGCGGGTTCCCGGTATTCTGGCGCGGAGAGCGCGAAGTGCTGCCAGGTGATTTCGCCGTGAAGGGCACCTATCCGGAAGGCACGATACTCAAAGAGGGAACGCCTATCAAACTCGATTTCGAGAACATGGAGTGCACCATCTGCAAATCGGCACGAATCGTAGAGGGCGGTACCACAACCAAACCGCGTGTCATCAAGGGCTCTATGTTCCAGATCAACGATGCCGTCAAAGTAGGCGATTCCTCCGGCACCATCAAGAGCATTAGCACCGCCAACGAATCATACGACGAAATCACATTAAGCGCAGCAATGACAGAAGCAGAAGCAGGCGCTGATCTGCTCGGAGGGGATGAAATTCCGGACGCCGTCATCGAAACGACAAAGGAATACACCAAGGCCAATGGATTTCCGACTGTCTCGGCAGCTTATGGGGCGCGAATCCTCAAGGATGTAGCATACCCCGTCCCCGAGACTTGGCTGCAAGGCTACAGTATGAAAAACAACCCTGAAATCAAGTACATCAGACAGTAAAAGACAGGTAAACAATGAGCGAAGTATATTATTCTTCTATTTTCAGCGAGCTGACCAAGCAGGTGCAAGCTCGCATCGACGCAGCATCTGAACTGCGCAAGCGCTTGTTCGACCAAAATGTCTACGAGCGTTTTTTGGAGTGGGATACTCCCACGGTAGGGTTCAATTTCGAAGAGATCATCGGATCGTATAATCTGAGCGTAGCTGCCGCCACCTTGGATTCGAAAGGCAAGGAACCCATTATGGGAACTGAAGGCCTGGCTACAATAGCCAAGAAAGTCCTCATTCACCAAATGACCCTACCGATGCCCATTGAAGACTATCGGAAGGTACTTCAGCTGCTGGATTCACGCATGATCTCAGATCAGGCAAAGAAACAGCAGCTCGTAAACCTCATGTGGGGCGGCGTTGAACGGGTCGTGGAATCCGTACAGGCCAAAATAGACATCATCTTCCTGGGTGCCCTCTCGAACAAAGGGGTATTTTCATTCACTCAGGAAAACAACCCCGAAGGAGGTGTGCGAGGCAATATCGACTATGGCATGCCGCAAGAAAACATCGCCACAGCAGATACACAGTGGACGGAGGGCAACATCGACACGGTCGATGTATTCGAGGATATCCAAGGCGTTGTCGATGCAGCTCAGGAGAAGGTGACCTTCGACCGCATCCTTCTGGATCAAAAGCGGCTTTCGTACATCCTGCGCAGCAAGAAGATGAAGCAGGTTATTTTCGGCACGGACAAATCATCGTCGCCACTTCTGCTGGCCAACCTAAACGAGTTTATGCGATCGAACGGGTTGCCCGTATTCGAGGTGATCCGACGGATGACGCGCATTCAGGACAATGGCAAGATCCGCGAATACAAACCGTGGAATGACAAGAGCCTCGTATTCGTGCCGGAGGGTCGTCTCGGCGTCATCAAAAACGCTTACGCGGATAACGAACTTCGCCCCGAGCCGGGAGTTGCCTACTCCAACTACGGACGCATCCGCATCTCGCAGTGGGGCAAAGGCGAGACGGACAACTCGAACGGCGTGGAGTTTACGAAAGCACAATCTATTTCGCTGCCCGTCATTACCGAGATCAACGGTATTTACTCGCTGAGTGTAGAATCGTAGAAGTGCATGACGGTAGCAGAATGCATACATCAGGAGTTCAGCATGGTCGGAACCATCTCCGACTATGGTGTTCGCCGCTTCGCCAGGGAATGGGGATACGATCCCAACTCCCTGGCGGGTAGCGACCATCAGCAACAACTAATCGCCAAGCGCGTATCTGAGTTCATCGACAGCCTGATAATGCACCCTCTGTCGGTAAGCGAAAACGGGCATTCGGCGTCCTGGTCTGAAAGCGCCATGAAGCAACGGGCACAACTGATGCTTCGGCAATATGGCATCACGCCCGGCGAAGAATTGAGCAGCTCTATTGGCCTGTCCTCGATAAAGGATGCTTCGAACTTGTGGTAATATGTATTTCGCGCCCCACATACTCTATTTGAGGATCGATCCTCCCAAACAATACGACGAACTGGGACGTCCGATAGCTATGTCCGAAAATGATGCATGGCAGGAAATAGGTGATTGTCGTTGCGACGACGACACAACCGTCCGCCTTGTATCAGAGAACGGGGAGGTGCGCCAATCGAAATACCACATCGTCTACGAAGGGAGAGGAGTACCCAAAGGAGGTTACGTGAAATGCATTGACAAGGCGACCGGCACAGTACGGGGCGAAGGCTCTGTGGCAATAGCCAAGGTAAACAACTATTTCAACGCTTCAGACCTTTGGATATGATTACAACGGGAGACGCGCGCAACATACTGTTCTCGGCGTGTAAGGGGGTTGGGATAAAGGACATGCACACTTCATGGGCTATCCCCGAGGGGAAAGTCAATAGAGAGCGTATCGTCGTCATCACACCACCCGAGCAGACGTCGGACACGTATTGGGAAAATTGCTTTGTTGCTGTAAACCTGTGCGTCCCCGACATCAAGGGAGAAGCGAACCTAAAACGGCTGGACGAACTCGAACGGGCAGCCAAGGCGAGATTCAAAGAATGGACATACGGTACTTATGACGGATCCGCATACAGGTACAGGTATGAGAATATCGGCCGCGAAGAAGATGTGAACCTCGGATGCCACTATATCTACATCAGAGTACTATTCAGAGTATTAAACATTAAAAACAACTAAAACAATGGCAAAAGTAATAGCAGTAGGAATCAAGAAGCTGTATTATGCAGACCCCGCGAAGGTCACAGGAGATCTTACGGGTACCCTTCTGGCAACCATCATTAAAGATGTCAGCACGAAACAGGTGGAGAACATCCACCAAGACACATGGAGCATCGAAGAGGAGGAGCCGTCTACGACGGAGTACAGGAATCAACTCACCAATGGCGTATATCGCCAAGACATCGAAATGGGTAACATTCAGATGTCGTTTACCATCGGGCAATACGACTATGAAACCAAGGCGGCTTTCATGGGCGGCACGGGGTCGGAGACGTCATGGAAACGTGCGAGAGGCGTCACGCGCATTGAAAAATGCATGATCGCCCTGACGGAAGACAACCAGTATTGCGTCTTTCCGAAGGCCTCGGTTATCGCCCGTAGCACCAATAATGAGGGAGCCGTAGGTATCGGTGTAGCAGCTGCTGCCCTGGAACCAGACAACACGGCGGTCTCGTCGGAATATTGGTTCGATTCTTCGGAGGTGGACGTCGAATAAGAACCTCCAAGCCATCAGCAGTCCAGGGGTGGGAGGCGTGTGCCCCTCACCCCTATTTCTTAAAATCAATCTTATGAAATTGGAGTTTATCAGTATCCGCATCGCATCGAAGGGATACACTGTATACAAGATGTCCCCCATGACGGCAACGCGCATCATGACGGCGCGGGATGTCAACAAAGATCCGGACGAGAGTAAGGCATGTATATCGGCGATGGCGCATAGTATAGCCTTGGCGGTTGTCGGCAGCCGCAACATATTCGCGGGTGTCAGGGTGTGGTTTTTACGCCGCAGATTCATGAAGCGGGGCACATTCAACGAGTTGTTCGACTGTTACCAGAAAATACTGCTGATGATACCCCTTGAGGATATTGCCTCGGTTGCAGCCGTAATGGAGGGATTGTCCGCAACAATATCCAAAGACCATGAGTAAATCGGCGGATATTGTCGCCAGGTCATTGCTGAATACGCATCATGTGTCGGTAAAGCTCGGGGTGCTGAAATTCCGGGTATACCAGCCGTTCGTGAAGGATTTGGCAAGGGCATTCGCCGGAGGGAAAATAGACGTTTCGATCTCCGGAAGGCAAAAATATTCCATGGAAACAATATCCAAGCTGCTTTTTCGGCGCTCATGGTGCCAAAAACTATTCCTGTGGTACGCCAAGCGGTATGCCACCTGTGAAGAGATTTCCGCCGCGACCATGAAAATAGCCGACATCGTATCGGGCAAAGACTTGTTCGATTCGGTGAAGATCGACAAAACACGCCGGAAAACAGTGTCTGAAACCGTCGGGAATAATACGATAACGGGCATTATTGCAACGATGATGGATCAATTGAACATCTCCTACAACGAAGCCTTCCAAGGCATAAACTACCCTACCATGCTACTCATGATGACCGACAAGGTGCGCACGCTCGTAGGGGACGAGGAAAAAATAGTGCGGGGATCGGGCGCCGATATGGCCCGGAGAAGAAACAATAAGAAAAGAGGCAATAAAGAGCAGCAATGAGCGCATTATCATTCAAAATAAACGCGGAAACCGATAAACTCAAGAGTTTTATTACCATGCTTGAGTGGTTGCGGCAGGTACTGGCCGAAATCCCGGACAGTACAAAGGAATTCGACGTCATAAACCGTAAAATTGGCGAGATGGAGGCGCGTGTCGAGCAGACAATGCGCAAGATCGCCCAGATGGAGCAGCAGGCAATGGATGCGGCGTCCAAGGCTGCCGCATCGGCCACGACCGGAACTGCTGGCGACGGTTCTACGGCAGGAACAGCGGCTACCCAGGCCGAAACTGCGGCATACCATGACCTGCTTAGTGAGCTAAAAGCCGCTAACGACGAAAAAACAAAGGCAATAGCCCAAATTAGACTGTATTCAAATGAGATCGCACGATTAAAAGCGGATGTAACCGCGCTCAATAAGGAAGAGCAGCAGAACGGGCAATTGTCTGCAAAGAAAAGGGCGCAAGTATTGGACGCTGCCGTATCTATCGAGGAATACAAGCAGGAAATATCCCAATTGAGGCGGGAGCTTGCCAACCAAATCAAATTGGAGCAGACTGCCATCGGCTCAATCAACGAAATGTCCCAGGCACTTACCCGTATGCGTGCGGTGTATAAAAATATGAGCGCCGCGGATCGTGAGGGGGCGCAAGGGCAAACGATGCTTAAAAACATCGAATCGCTCGACACGAAGATCAAAGAACTGGATGCATCAATGGGCGTCCATACTCGCAATGTAGGTAATTATGCCTCGGGATTCAATATGCTGGGATTCCAGATTCAGCAAGTTGCCCGCGAGTTGCCATCGCTGGCATATGGCCCGCAAATATTCTTTGCCGCCATATCCAACAACCTGCCGATGCTGGCCGATGAAATAGCACGGGCGAAGAAATCGGTTGATGAATTGAAGAAAGCCGGGCAAACCTTCACGCCCGTATGGAAACAGATAGCATCGTCGATCTTCTCCTGGCAAACCCTGCTTGTGGCCGGCGTAACCGTGCTTACCCTTTACGGCAAGGAGATAACCAACTGGGTAGCGTCGCTGTTCAAAGGTAAAACGACGATAGACGCCTCTGCCGCTGCACTCGAACGCTTTAATTCCGCTATGGCTCAAGGTTCGGTGTCGGCTCAATCCGAATTAACCAAATTGAATCTGCTGTATAGGGCTGCGACAGACCTTTCCAAGCCCTATGAAGAAAGAGCCGAAGCGGTCAAAAAACTGCAAGACATATACCCCGCTTACTTCGGCAATATGGCTGCGGAACAGGTTATGGTCGGGAATGCTGTCGGTGCTTATGAAAACCTGCGCGACGCAATTATCGAGGTCGCAGAGGCGAAGGCTGCCCAAGAACTTATTACAGAGGACAAAAAGAGTATAGCACGCATCAAAAAAACAGGGAATGCCTATACCAATTATTCTAATGCACTGAAAGAGTACAGAAAAGAATATGATAAGGCAATACAGACATACATGGATTTGGGTCAGGGTGGCCAAAGCGCTATTTGGGGTGCTAAAACTTTTGCAGAGGCTAAAACAAACATAACCCAATTCCGGAAAGAATTTATTAGCGCACTATCGAAGCTTGGTGAGGAAGGGAATACTATATGGAAGCACATTAATGAAGATTATGAAGGTGATGTAGATGCATTTATCACGGCAATAAATGTCGGCATCGAAAAATTGACCCCCGCAGCAGAAAAATTATACACGACCCTAACGCCGGATGAACTTAACGCAAAGGCGGAAAAAGCCCGCCAAGAGGCAAAAAGCGCAGCAAAAAAAGCCGCATCCGATCAAGAGCGCAATCTAAAGGAGCTCACCAAGCAATTGCAAAAGCTCCGGGATGATGCATTGCAGGCGGAGGTAGATTCCATGAAGGACGGCACGGCCAAGAAACTCGCTCAAATTGACCTCGACTATCAGAAACGTGCCCGAGCCATACAAGAAGCCGAAAAAAAGCTGCTTGAGTTACAAGAAAAGGAAATTGATGCCCAGTATAAAACAGACACTTCGTCTGAACGATTCCTTGCAGGACAGCAGATGATTGCGCAGTACAAAGGGAATGTAAATCATTTGGCGCGCCCACTTGTTGAAGCGGCGGAATTGGTAAAAAAAGGCTGGGAAGATGCCGGAGAGGGTATTGCCACCGTTTTCAGCAGCCAATATGGTATTATGGATGCCAAGGGAAAGGTGACTGAGATTTTAGTCACCCCAATCCTGCCTAATGGGGACATTTTGTCTCCACAGGAATTGGAAGATTATATATATACTCAACTCGAAGGAGCACAAAACATTCTTGCCGCAGACACCAAAGGTTTAGTTATCGCCACCAATGTAGCTGCCGATGGGTCTGCTGGCGAAAAATATCACGAACTTCAAGAGGTATATTATGCTGACAATATCAAAGCGGCTGAAGGTGTTAGAATATACACGGAAGCCTTGAAAGAGGCAAATGAAGAACAGCGGAATAAAGAACGTGGAACCGCTTTATTGGTGGGGCAAATTGGTCATGCCGAACTTTCAGCGCAATTCGACGAAGAAATTCAATCTTGGGATGAATATCTGCAAAAATATGGAACCTTCCGGGAAAAACTGCAAGCTACAAAAGACATTTACGACCGTAAAATCGAAAAGGCTGGTAGCATTGGAGAACGGAAGGCACTTGAAGCCGAGCGAGATGCAGCAGTAGCAGAAATTGAAGTACAAGCCGGGCAATGGGTACGAGAATTGACAGGCAAGACCATGGATGAATTATCCGCCCTGAAAGCAGAGCTGGAGGCATCGCTACAAGCACTGGAATCCGAATATAATGCCCTCGATTCATCAGATAGTGCCCAAGGACAGAAATTGCGCGGTGAGATCAATCAGACGCAAGCAAAAATTAATGCAGTAGATAAAGCTGCTTCGAGTACAAAATTAGCCCCCAAAGATAATGCGATCAAGAAATGGCAGCGATTAGAGAGGACACTCGGTGATATTGCAGATGGATTCGAGGGTATTGGTGATGCCGTTGGGGGCACTACCGGCGAAGTCATTAGTGCGGCGGGCGAAATTGCAACTAATGCAGCCAGTATGATTAGCAGCATTGTTACTCTTACTGAATCGTCGGCGGCAGCTATTACAACGACATCAACAACCGCCACCAGTGCGATCAAAGCTGTTGAGCGAGCATCCGTTATTCTTGCTATCATTCAAGCGGTATTGACAATAGCAACTAAAATAGCCAGCCTATTTAATAATGATGATGAAAAACAAGCGGAAATAGACCGACTGCAAGGTAGAATTGAGCAACTGCAATGGGAATTGGATAATGCCAATGCAATTCGGCTCCAAGAAAATTCTTTTAATGCTATTCAGAAGGTAAAAGACGCTTATAATGATGCGACGAAAGCGATATTGAGCGCATACGGAAAACTAAGCCCCTTCGGGGAAGCCATCGTTAAGCGAATCAACGCGGCTAAAATAGAAGAAAAGGCAATCAAAAGTATAGCAGATGCCTATTCAAACCTTAAATATACAGACAGCAATCTTCTGGGGGAAAATAAGTTTAGTAATACCCGAGATAAACTTAACAATCTTGCAGAACAGCAGTTGTTGCTTCAAAAGCAGATTAATGCAGAGAAAGGCAAGAAAAAAACGGACAAATCAAAGATAAAAGAATGGGAACGTCAAATTCAAGAACTTGGAGAAGAAGCTGCTGAAGTAATAAATGAGGTTGTAGAAACTATTATCGGCGGCACGGCAGAAGATATTGCAAAAGAACTTGGCGATGCCTTCATAGAAGCGTTTTTAGAAGGTGAGGACGCCGCTAAGGCCTGGGGTGAAAAGGTAGACGAAATTGTTGCTGACATCATGAAACAAATGTTAGTCAGCAAATTTGTTGAAGAACGTATCGGAGATATTTTTGACCAGTATAAATCCAAATGGTTCAAGGATGGAGTTTTTGTCGGGATTGACGGTGTGATTGATTCCATGGGAAACTTTGCCGACGATCTCAACAAAGTTGGAGAGGAATTTCAAGCTATTTGGGACAGCCTTCCCGCTGAAACAAAAGAATTACTTGGGAATGCTGGCGCAGCTCGTCAGGAAGCCACGGAAAGAGGCTTTCAAACAATGTCGCAAGATACGGGTGATGAATTAAACGGTCGTTTCACCGACATTCAAGGCAAAATAACCGACATCCGCGGCTATGTAATGGCGCAGACGCAATCAATAATTGGTCTTTTGACATCTATGGCCAATATTGAAACAGCCATGTACGCAAGCGTACAGGTAAATAATGAGCTGCTCCGATATGCTGTGATGACCTACATGGAAATTGTGGAAATAAACGGCAATACAGCAGCCATGAGAGTTGCCTTACAAGGCATCCAAGAAGATATTGCGGCGATTAAACGTAACACGAGTGAATTGTAACCATGAAGATTGAAAAAGACATATCAGACCTAAGCAAGTTCATCGACGGCATTCAAGGTGAGGTCGTGGATTTCATGGATGAGAAGGCGCGAGAGGCCGTAAAACTCCAACAGGTCGAAGCCAATTATCGGAACCATACATGGAATCTTCGCAGTTCCCTCGGATATGTTGTAACCTACGACGGCAAGGAGAAGCGGCGGTACATAAGCGGAATGAATTACGGTGATGAAGCTGCTGAGGCGATCAAAAAGTGGCTCGATGAAGTCAACAAGTCGGGAACCAGCATTGTATTTGCCGATGGCATGTTTTACGCTTCTTTCGTCAGCTCAAAAGGCTACGATGTCCTGGACACCGCACAATCTTATTTAGTCAAAGCATTAAACGGAAGAGA